TCACGGCCCCTTGATGACCGCCATGATCGCCTTGTAATATGTCACCACCCACACGAACACGGACGTGCCCGATAGCCAGATGAGGAACCGCACGGCCTTCTGCGCGCCCCTCGCCTCGGTCAACAGAGTGTGGATCTCGTCTACCTTGGCGCCCATTTTGTCGACGTCTTCTTTCAGCGCCTTCAGCTCTGTCTCCATTCGAATAACTCTGTCTCGCGTGTCTACATCAGGGCTCATGCCGGCTCTCCGAACATCAGCGTGGAGTCCGTTCCGGAGGCAACGCCGCACGCAACGTCGGGATGGGCCCTCAACATCGTCCATGAGCCGTTTTTGCTGACGAGCAAGAGATAGACGGTTGCCTTCTTATTTGTTGCGATGCCGAACCAGCGCTCCTCCTCGCCGTAATGCTTCTTGAGGCTGTCGATGACCTGGCGCCGCGGACCGCAGACCTGTTGTTCCTGCGCATAGGACGGATACGCGATCAGCCAGCAGATGGCTGCGAGGAATAGGCCGGCGAAGACGGAAAGCCAGGCGAGGAATTCACGGTTCATGTGTGCGGTCCTTTCACGGTTTCCACTTGCAAGCCTTCTCGCCGTAGCGGTTCAGCTTGAGGATTTGCGATTGGGTTCCGTCCGTCAGATTGTCCTTGACGGAGGGGCGAATTGGGCTGGCGATTTGGCAGAAGTCGCCCACTGGAACAGTTTGGCAAGCAGCCAAAAAGACAAGCAGGTGCAATGCCGTAATAGCCTTCAACATCTGGTCACCTCTGGGGAATTTGTGGTACAAAAGACGAACGCGCCGAAGGCTGGCAGGCCGACGACGCGTTCTAACCGAAACGATCACGCGAGGATCGAATGGCTAACGGACTCAAATCATGTTCTACAAGAGCCCGCAATGGGGCTCCATTAGCATTCATAAATGATGTTGTGCTTCCATTTACCGGCGATGGCTGCCTAGTCTGGCCCTTTTCAAGGTCAAAAGGATACGGGCAAGCAAAAATCGACGGAAGACTCATGTGGGTTCACCGGTACGTCTGCGCCAAGGTTAATGGGGAACCGCCGACACTGAAACATGAGGCCTCTCACAACTGCGGTAATGGTCGTTCCGGATGCGTCAACCCCAATCATTTAGAATGGAAGACGCACGCCAAGAATATGGCTGATAAATTCGTCCACGGCACTCATCACAGAGGCGAGCGCCACGGCCAAGCGAAACTAACTGAAGCAGACGTTCGCGAGATACGCCGGCTGAAAGGAACGAGGATTCCTTCTGAATTAGCCGAAAGATACGGCGTGGCCGCGTCCACCATTCGACACATTCAAGTACGGGCGACGTGGAGTTGGGTTGAATAGGCTTCAGCCTTTATCTCTCATCCAGCGGCCAAGCTCATCGCGACGGCGATCAGTGCCCATGCGGTCAACTTCATCGTCGGTTTCCTTTTTCTGCTTGATTGCTTCTGCCTGCCTCTTGGCCTGCTCCAGCCTGGCGGCGTTCTTTCCGTCCTGACGGGCGCGGAAATAGGCGAAGGTTAGGAAGATGGCGGCGCCGATCGCTGCGGCGGCATATCCCTTGATGCGGGCGAAGAGGGCGAGGAGCATCACTCGGCCCGATCAGCGATATATTTGTTGATGATGTTGCGTCTGTTGATCTTCGACCGATCAAACAGCCACCAGACGAGAACAAGGACGTTGACGCCGAGCCCGACGAATGCATCCACCGTGGCGGAGTCGAAATAGCCTTTGGCGAGGAGGATACCGCCGAGCACCTGCAAGAGCTGGCGCAGGATGGGGATGAATAGATCGATCGTCATTGGATCGCCTTTCGCGTTGTGGTAGAGATTAGGGATCGCGCCTGGGTAAAGATGATCGGAGTTAGTAATGAACCAACCGCTTCGTACCGCCATCTATGGAGGCGTGCGGGTGTCCTTCTGTGTGGACTACCTTGAACAGAGCGCCACGACTGAAGACATAGACGGCGCCATTGCATTGATTGGTGCAATGATCCGGTCCGCTGAATTTGGTAACTACAAATTTCGGGAGACTTCTGAGTGGGACCCCATAGACCCGAATGGGCCGAAGACATGGGAAGGAACTTCTGAACTCTCCGTGAAGGGAAGCGCCCCGCTTAAATTCTATTCCCGGCCCACATCACCTTCTGAATAGCGAGAAGAGCGCTGCGAGGATGCGGGACAGCCAATTGCCGGACGCAGGCGGGGTGCCGGTTGGCAGCGACGGCGACGATCCGGCCATGCGGATAGCCTCGGCCCGCACATCGGAGACACGCCGGGTCCAGCCCTTGCGGAACGTCGGCCAAGTGCTCAGATCTTCGAGGAAGGCCATGCGCTTGTCGCAGAGGGCATTAACCACGTCCGCAGCCCGCTTCGATCTGATGGCCCGCAGCGTGGCGGGGCCAATGCGCCCGTCCTGCGTCACCCCGACGACAGCCTGCAGGTATTTGGCAGATCGAGACGGGCCGCTGTTCACGGCGAAATCGAAGGCTGCGAAGTCAATGCCATCCGGAAGCTCGGCGCCATGTACGGCGTCCCAGTAGTGCCGGCGATATATCGTCGCCAGTTGCTCATCCGTGATCTTGCGGAGGTCGGCCTTGGTCGCCGTGGGCTTCACGTACTGGCGGAAGCTCGCGAGGGTGACGCCCTTCATGGTCGCGCCGCCCGGGTCTTTGGGATGGTCGCTCCAGCCGCCCTCGTGCTTTAGAACGAGCGAAAGCGCCCGCTTGAAATTGCGGTCCATGGGATTTCCTGATTTTGGGGAGATTAGTGGCGGAGGCTCGATGCGAACTGCATCAGCATCTCTACGATGTCGGCCTTCGAAACGTCTTTGAGCTTCATGGGGCCGTCCATCAGCTCGTAATAGGTATTCGCCCCGTCTTTGCTGACGCGGATATGAAGACGGGTGTTCAACTGCTTGGCTTGTTCCATGTGTGATGCAGCCTTATGAAATCTCGACTTCAGAGTGCCCGCGGGCGCCCTTGTCGACGTGATAGGTGTAACTCTTCATCGACCGGCCGCTGAGATAGCCGTGCCAGGCGTGGTAGGCGTCCTGCGCGACGGGAGCGCGGTGCGAGTAGACATGCACCCCGCCAATTTCGCGCAGCGTGTCGTGATGGATATGGCCGGTATGAATGTGGCGTGTCGTGGTGGCGCCCCAGTCCTCTTTGCGGCGGTTCGCCATGATCATTGGCAGATCGGGGATCTTGGCTTTGTCGCCATGCGTGCCGCCGATCAGGTTGACCCCGAAGCGGCGCCAGTAGAAGGCGTCGGGACTGGTATCGACCGTGACGCGCTCGTTTTGGCGCCAGTACATGCGCAGCGCCTGCCGAATGCCAACCGTGCTGTTTTCATCGTGATTGCCAGGCTTGAAGACGGCCTCGACGTGATTGTGCTTCGAGGCGATGAGTTCGCTCGACTCCGCCATGAGGTCGCAAACGGTTTCGAGACACTTGGAATAACGCGTGTCCACATCGAGGACGTTGCCCGAGCGTTCCGTCTGGTTCCGGCCGTTGTCGGCATGGAGCAGATCGCCAAGGCCGAGAATGATTGCGCGACCGCTTGGCGGCGAGGTCTCCACCGTTTCCTTTACCGCGGCGGAAAGGGTCTGGCGTGCGATGGACAGATCCCAATCGGGCCCGCCCGTCTCCTTGCCATAGGCAAACAGCCCGACATGCCAGTCGCAGAAAATGTAAGTCGTCAACCTGTCGCTGTCGCTGTCCCGAGGCGGGAGCACGGTCGGCGCCTTCGGTTCGAACTTCTCGAATGCCGCCTGAATGATTTCGGCGGTTCTTTCCGGAGAGGGTTCGCCCTCCCTCGTTTTCACCCATTGGCCGCGAAGCCTGCCATCAGGGTCGATGAAAGCAGAGATGCCTTTGATCCGATGGCCTTCCGGCATTTCGAAGACTTCGCCCTTCTCGGGGCGCTGTTCGATGGTGGTTCCGCGCGGCCCCGTCTGGAGGCGCGTAACCTCAAACCCTGGCATGGCCGGCACTGCTGGTGGGAGAAGCCCCTTTCTTGCCGCCTGTGTGAGGCGGTTTTGCACCGTAGAACGCGCCAGTCCTAGCGCGTCCGCCGTCTTCTGTTGGTTGTTGCCGTTTGCTAGATACAGCGAAACTGTTTCCTGCAACGCGTCGTCTGGGACGGGCGCGAGGGCCATGGTCACCTCTAATGTTTGGGAGTGGGCAAAGAAAAACCCCGCTTGATGGGCGGGGCTATTGGAGTCGGCGCCGTGTGGTAAACCGTTATGCGTAGCCGGGAGAGGCCCCCGCCTCAGCAAGCGTCGCGATTAGGTTGGAAATTGCCTCTCTTTGGGCCGGTGAGGGTATCCTGTCGAAGTTCCTCGCTACCATCATGGCATCATTGCTTTGTGCAGGAAGGGTCAGCGTCGCTGCGCCCGCGTCAATGCCCTTCCAGAACTCGTCGATGCTGCAATTAAGCGCCCTAGCCACAGCAAGGAGGCTTCCTGCGGAGATCCGCCGCGCCCCGTCCTCGCATTTTTTCATCTGTGACCAGGAGATGCCGACCGCCTTTGCTAACCCCCTCTTAGACACTCCGGAAAATTCCCGAATGCGGCGGATGTTTGATCCGATGATAACGTCGACCTCGCTCGTCGTGTTTGTGTTGTTCATGGCCCCCCCACTGTTCGCCGCCATCGATTATTGCGCTGGCCGCTGGGAGTGTCGAGCCATCCATTTAGGGCAACTCACCCGATTGGGTGATCGACACGAACAAGCTATTCTGCTAACTCTAGCAACCTTAAATTGCCAGTAAAGCGCCTATTTTTTATTCATACCAGTAGTCATTTTGGCCGGAAACTCCCGGCCCCGGAGGAAATCATGGCCACAGTTACGTATCATTTCCCAGGCGGACTCTATCCCAGCCAGTATAACCCGCCTCTGACCGGCGTAAGCGTGAATCCGACTTTCGGCGAACTCGTAGACATGAGCGAGTCGGCCCGTTCAACTACGACCAGTACGGATGTGCTTTACCGGCTGGACAACGGTCTCAAGTTAAAGCTGGTCGGCACCGGGTTCAGCTTTGACTCTAGCGGCGACGCCGTCGGAGGGACAATCACCTCGATCCAAGTCCTCCTGAATAATGGAACAACTTTGGTCCAAACCATAAGCGGTCTGAACCTGTCGCTGGAGATTTTCCAAGACGCAGCGGCGGCATTCGACAACGCTAAATTCGAAAACTGGATTATGAGCGGAGGCGATACAATCAACGGATCGGCCGGAGATGACGACATTTCGGGCCGCGGCGGCAACGATATTCTGAATGGCAACGACGGCGACGATACGATCACCGGAGGCGAAGGCGACGACACGTACGACGGCGGGAATGGGTTCGATACTCTTAGTTTCCAGGATGCTTACGGCGCACCATCGGCCACTCAAGGCATCAGTCTAAACGCCACGAATGGGACGGTAACAGACCAGTTTGGTTTCTCCGAAACGTTCCAGAATTTCGAGGAATACAGGGGCACGCAGTTCTCGGACACGATCAACGGATCCTCGGGCAGTGAATCCTTCATGGGTTTGGGCGGGAGAGACAAGATAAGTGGCGGCGCTGGCGTAGACACGATCCGGTACGACCGGGACTTTCAACTAGGTGGAACGAAGGGCGTCAACGTTAACCTGACAACCGGAGTGGCAACAGACGGCTTTGGTTCCCAGGATACGATTGCCGGCATCGAGAATGTCCGCGGCACTGGCCTCAAAGACACCATCACAGGCAACTTTGCCTCCAACTTCCTCCGCTCATTCGCCGGCGCAGACACGCTCAACGGATGGGGCGGCGGTGATACAATGCGTGGTGGCGCTGGCGACGATATCTATTACGTCGACAACACGGGCGATATCGTCGACGAGAACCAAGACAGCGGAGCCGGCATAGACACGGTCCGATCAAGCATTTCCTTCGACCTTTCCGACACTGCTTCCGTCAAAGGAGGCGTTGAGCGTCTCTCGCTTCTGGGCAACAGTGCGATAAACGGTACCGGAAACGCTCTAGGTAACGGGTTGACCGGGAACGCCGCGGTTAACACCCTCGACGGCGCCGCAGGGAATGATCAGATCAATGGCGGTCTGGGCAATGACACGCTAATCGGATCAGCAGGGCTGGACACGTTTGTATTCAACTCGGCCCTGAATTCCGCATCGAACGTCGATACAATCTCTGATTTTGTCGTTTCCGACGATGTGATGTGGATCGATGACGCTATCTTTACCGGGGTTGTTGGAACCGGGGCACTGACAGCGGCGCAGTTCGTCAGCAATACGACCGGCCTCGCCGAGGACGCGGATGATCGCATTATCTATCAGAGTGATACCGGGAACCTGTTCTACGATGCGGACGGGGACGGCGCTGGGGGTTCAGTGCACTTCGCTACACTCACCGCCAACATCGCGATCACTGCAGGGGATTTCGTTATCACCTGATATCTAGGGACTCCGGCTTCTCTAAATGTGTATAAAACAGCGCCTCATGATCGGGGCGCTGTTCTGTTCTAGCAGGCTTCTCAGCGCCGCGGTGACGGCCGGGGGTGATGGATTTGTGAGTGATACGAAATGTGAAGTGTAGCCCTGCAGGAAAGAGGGTTGACTCGCATCGCCAAGTTGGCCTTTAAGCCTTACTCAACTTTCCTGATATCAATCCCGAGACCGCAGCCATGAAGATTTCCATCGTCGTGCCGCTACGCCTTAGCGAAGCCCTCTTCGAGGGCATCCCAAGGTTGGAAAAGATCATCCACAACGCCCCAGCCGATCGCTTCGAAGTTGTCGTGGTTGATTACGGGAGCCCCCCGAAGGCGGCGGCCGAGTTGGCGGCGGTGACGTCTCAATTCAATCACGCGAAGCTCGTCCGGGTCGAGGCGGATACCGAACCGTTCAGCGCAGGCGTGGCGCGAAACATCGGCGCGCAGAATGCAACCTCCCCGGTGATCATGTTCAATGACGTGGACTGCCTCGCCAGCCCGAACATGTACGAGAAGATACACAAGGAGGCGCGTGCTCGGCGCATAGACATAAACGCCTATGACTTCTTTGCCGTCCCCATCGCCTTCCTGACTTTCGAGGGTGTCGAGGAATACCAGAAGACGCAAGCAAGCAACGAGCCTTACGACGCAGACTCCCTGTTCCACTATCACATCATCCGCGGCGAGAAGCAGTTCATCTTGTCTATGGCCTACTCGGGCTCGACCATCGTCGTGAACCGATTGCACTATCTATCGATCGGCGGAACGAGCCCGGTTTTCCACGGCCATGGCGCCGAGGACTACGAAGTGAAACTCCGGCTGGCCTCCTACAGGCCAGTTGGTCGCAAGCCGCTCGACTACTATCGGAATACCAAGAACAACCAGATGCAAGACTACGTCGGCTTCCGGGCCTACCTGTCGCTGTACGCCTACGAAGTCGCGTTCCGCGGCATCTATATGGTTCACCTCTGGCATCCTCGAAGAGAGGTAAAAAGCGTCAACCAGGGCGCCAATGCCATCAGCTACAAGCAGACCGAGCGAAACTTTACCCTCCTCGGGGAGATGATGAAGGACTTCGACAAGTCCGGAAAGCAGCCCGGCGCTTTGGCGGATCGCATGGCAGAGCGAAAGACCCTCGTACTTTGCCGACCCTCGTCGACAGCTCTTGAAACGCTGCGCCAGGCACTCCCGCTGCTCGGGCAATATTCGGTTATTGACGAGACCGTTTTCGCGGATGAACACGCCTTCCTCGACGCCATCGAGGCTGAAGGGTTCACTCACGTCTTTTTCTTGAACCCGTATGGCAATGAGCACAGGCTCAACCTCTACAACGCCGCCCGACGCGCAAGCATCCCCTATTGGGTGCACGATCGAGGCGCGCTGCCGCATTCCTGGTTCTTCGATCCGAACGGCTTCAATGCTGACAGCTCAAGCTATGACCGCCGCCATTGGGATCAGCCGCTAACCGAAGACGAACGCGAAGACGTTATTTCCTACATCAGATCGCTGAAGGGCAACGCGGAAACGCTAGAGAAAAACGGCGCCCCGAAGTCGCCCGAGCACTGGCGTCATGCGTTAGGCGTAGGAGACCGAAAGGTCTTGTTCGTTCCCTTGCAGCGGCCGAATGACACGGTTACTCGGTACTTTGGCGCCGAGGTCGGCCCATACGAGAACTTTTTCAACTGGGTTGCGGAGGTCGCCGCGAAGCTGGACCCGTCGCAATGGGCCGTCGTCGTGAAGAAGCACCCCGCCGAACTCAACCGACCGAACATTCCTGGGGTGATATTTGCACCCGACGATGCTCACGTGCACGATCTGATTGACCTATCGCACTCCGTAATGCTGCTGAACTCTGGAGTTGGGCTTCTCTCGCTCGCGTTCGGCAAGCCGGTTATTGCGTGCGGCGAGGCGTTCTATGCATCCGAAGGATTGGCGTCCATCGCCCGGTCGACCGACGAAGCCGCCGCGAAAATCCAGGCTGGGCTCCCCTGCGATCGTGAAGCGACCTTCAGATTTATCAACTATCTAACCACCCGGTTCTATTCGTTCGGCGAAACGATCTATATCGAACGGGACAACGGCTATGAGAAATTACTTGCCGCGTCTCGCATCAGGTATAGAAGCATTCGGATGCTTACGGACGAGCCGGTTTTGTTCGGTTCGCTGCCCGCGGAAGCAGCCCTAGATAGCCCGCTTTACTCCTCCTTTGGCGGCAAAGACGCTATTGAGAGGGCCCGCCACAAGGTCGCCGGCCAGCCAGTAAAGGCAATAGCGACGATAGCGAGTCCGGCCAGCCCTGCAAGAGTTCCGGTCTTGCGCCGCCCGCTGGTTCCAGTCGTTCGCCCCTTCATACGCTTGCTCGGGAATGCTGCCGATGTGGAGAAATACAACCGCGATCCGGTTAGATTTTTCAGAGACCTCAAGAGCCCTGGCTACAGGCGCGTAGGGCGGGTCTTGTTCTCGGCTTGAGGCCGTGCATTATTGCCGTTTTGGTCCGGAGTTTTCTGATGAAGTACAGACGCTACGACAATTTGCCCGAGCATGTTCGCGAGGAACTGGCGCTCGTCGACTACTACGAGCAGGCCGGTTACCCGGAAGAAGCCGCCTCCGACGCGTCGTACAGTGCGCTGTCACGGCCTCTCACTCTCGACGAATGGGAGACCGTGACGGTGGATGACGAAGGGCTGCTGCCGGCACCAACTCATGCGTCGGCAACCACCCACTAATCGACCCAGTACGAGCCGCTGATGTGCAACTCTCCAGCGGCCAGCATGTTGGTGTATGCCAGCCGTGTCGCGTCACTTCTGGAAATACCGAGATAGTTGTCGGTCGCCAGATCGACATACGGATTGTCTACGCCAGCAAGGCTAATTCCGGTGGATAGCCGATCATTGACAACTGCATTGAACAGTGCGCCCGTAGCCGCATCGACCGGCAGGCGGATCGAGATCGCGCTTGTGTCGGCGATGTCCAGGCCCGACCAAGTGTGAACCATCTTGAAGAACACGATCTTACCCATCTGAATGTGGCGGAACGTGCACGTCTGCGAAGTCACGGTTACAAAGCCAAAGCCCGACGTGACGGTGGTTATCACACGGCTATCTAAGAACAGACTGTGCTGGTCATCGAACAGCCGCGTCTTCTTCCCGACGCGATAGCTCTTAATATCAAGGTCGCCCGTAAGGGTACTGCGCGGCGACATCTGCAGAGCCGGATCAAATGCATTGCGCGGGAACCATGTCTGATCGAGGTATCCCAGCGCACGAAGGTCGTCAAAACCCTCGCTATCGACAAAGCGAATATTTCGGGTTTCCCCGACAGGCGCCGAACAGTAAGCGACGGCCGAACTCACATCCGAGGCAAAGCACCACTTCCCGCCTTCCACTTGGGGAACGCCGGTGAAGTGCACGTCTTGCGCATCCCAATATTGAATGAGCGCCTGTTCACCGGTTCGATTGCTGCAATGGACCTTCGTCTTATCCGGAAAGATGAGCCCGCGCATCGGGAAGCCGGAAACCTGATGCGCGCTCGCCTTCTGCAGGCCGTACGTTTCGACCGCATTCCCTGAATGGTGGAACAGTGGATAATTTCGAAGGCCGCTAACGGTGGTCCCAGCCCACCCGCGCCCTGCATGCCGGACATGGAAGGCGGAGCCCGGAGCCGGAGAAACGCCGTTAAAGCGCAGGTTTGCCCCGCTGACGGTAATGCTCGAATAGGCCCGGTTGAGATTGTCGCTCATGCGGAAAGGCGTTCCGCCGGCTGGGTCAAAGTACTGCTCGCTCGACGCCTTTATCTCGAACCAGTCAGGGCCGTTTGCTCCGACGGTAGCCCACCGATCCGGCGCATAGAATCCAGATGCAGAGCGGCCCTGGCAAGTAAGGTCGATGAACCGGCATTTTTCCATTCGGCTATTGGTTGAAATCGTCGTAGCCGCGATGAAGCCCATTTCTCGATAATAGCCGACCGCCTGGATATTGATGCGGCGCAGCTCATCACCGTTGATACAGGCAACCGCGAAGCTCCAGTCATCACCGAGGCTATTGCCACTATCGTAGCCCTCGACGCCGTTCGCACCGTTCCAAGGGATGACGCGGCAGTCATAAAGACCGTTATTGCAGCTATCCTTTGACCAAAAGCCGGCCGAGAAGCTCTTGAGCGTTGCCGGCGTGGTTCCTGACGCATCGGAGTTATAGGCCGTCCACTTCTTGTAATAGGTGCCCAGCGCATCCGGATCTTCACGCCAGCCGCCGCCGTGCTCGCCCGACGTAATCCCGGGGAATTGAAGGTGCTTCGTACCGGTGCCGTAGAGAAGCCAATTCGTCCCCTTCCAGACCTTCGGATTGTTATATACCGGTTCCCATTCGTCATTGCCGGAGCAGAGGATGTGCACTCCATCCTTGATCTGCACGCCCATTCCTGACAGCGCATAGAACTGCCCATTGGCATCAACGAACCCGCCGCCGAAAGCGTTTCGGAAGTCTACGGCCTTTTGCACCGCCGTGGTGTTCGCAGCGGCCCATGCAGCAGCGCCGACCCCTGCCATGGCGACAAGTTCGGCAAGCGTCTTGCTCGATGCCCCGAAAGCTTCAACCGAAAGCCGCTGTTTGTAATCAGGTGCCCACCATGATCCATCGGCGGATTGCTTTGCAAAGACGTCAACAGCCGTAGACCGCACCTTTCGGTGGGCCCCGCCATCACCAGGCGCGTAGTAACCAGCCGTTTCCACGAACTGCAGCGGCGCCGGGATGTTCGCGGCCTCGAAGTCCGCCTCTGTGTCGAAGACGAAACCGGCGTTGGCTGCGGCAAGAGCCGCTTCCGCCGCTTCCGCCGCTGCATCCGCGGCCTGGTAAACGTCAGCGACTTTGAAGATCACCTCAAAGCGCACGCCGGTGAACAGCAGAATGGTGGGGTTGCCGGTCTTGAATTCCTGCGCCTCTAGTGCTGTTCCGTCCGTGTATGTGACGGCAAAGGTGCCTACGCCCGTTACCTGGATGGTCGCCGCACCCGTATTATCGGCCACAGGCGTCAGCGAGTACATGCGGTGCGGGATGAACGGCTCTGGCTCGGCGACGACAAGCGCATTCGCCGAACCGGTCGGAGCTGCGAGCGGGGTTACGATCGCGCGGCCGAACAGCCTCTCAAACGTCATGGGCACCCACGCGGAGCCCGTCGCGTCGTATTCCTTCAACACAGCAGGGTCGGTGTTCTTGTCCAGCCACAGTTTATCGATCGCCGGCGGGGACGTACCGTCCTCCATGTTGTCGAACACGCCCTGCGCCCGGAGAGCAGCAAGCGTCAGCTCCGATACGCGGGTGTATTTGCCGGTCGAGCTGGTGAGCGTCGTACCGGTCATGAAGAAGCCGTAGTGGGAGGCGTCGTTAAACTCAACGGCCATGAATGGTCGCTCCAATGCAAAAAGGCCCGCCGAAGCGAGCCTTTGAAGGTTGAGGATTTCTGGTTATTTCAGGTTAGGGTGATGGCTCCAGCCATGCCCATCTAGCGCCGCGATGGATGTATCCTACCGCGGCACGGCTGATCCCGAACTCGGCTGCTATCTCGCGCTGCGGTTTGCTCCCTTTGAGGCGGAGTACCTCACGGGCCTGGGACTCAGTGAGCTTCGATGTGCCGCACCGTTCGCCACGAATATGCGTGCCATGCAAAATCTTGTCGGCCATATTTTCTTTGTGCGTCTTCCACTCTAAGTGGCCGGGATGAACGCACCCGCGGTTCCCCCTACCGCAGTTGTGGGTGGCTTCGTACTCAGGAGATGGTGGGGCTCCGTGCGCGAGTTCGCATACCAAACGGTAAGCGGGGGATGCTTTGCCATTGATGCGGATCTGAGCGTAGCCGCCGCCAGTAGCAAACGGCCATTGGAGGCACCCGTCTCCTTCGTGCGCAAGGACGACCGCATCAATAAACCGTCGGGCCTCGCCAGCTGCGGCCCGTGGTGGGCCGCTTTTAAGAGGGTCGCCGTGCAGCCTCTTGCGCGTGTAGTGCGTGTTGCAGAGACCGCCGCCATGGACCTTCTTGCTACAGCCATCGATCTTGCATATTGCTTTTGTAGCCATCATCGATCCTCCAGTGATCGGTTTGGTTAGAGCCGGTTGGGGACGGCAATCCCCTTCCCGGCTCGCTTTACGTCAACAATCCTTCGCCGCGTGGCCGTAGTCTGCACAGCCGTTGCTTTCGAGCAGGCTCGCTGGCCCATCAATCGCCACTTGCCAGACGAGAACGCCGGCAAGGAACAGTGCTATCCCATAGCCCGCCTTATCGCGGCCAACCCAATAGGCGGCCATTACAAGCGGGATGAAGAAAGCGAAGAAGGTCAATCGAGGGCCTCGTGAACATTCGGCTTTATGCCGACATGGATGGCGGAACGAATGCCGGGCAATGTGGCGCCGGGCAACTGCCGGATAATCGCATTGGCGCCCGACTTCTTCAAGTCGCCTTCCCCAAGTTGCTGGGCTATCGTGGCTAGATCCTCGAAGAGGCCCGCAGAAGGCCCCAAAACGGCGCCAAGCTTGTTTCGGCTGGCATACCTGGACGCAGCCCCGCCGCGGTCCTCGTCGCCTGCTATGGCCTGCGCGCCCTTCATGAAGCCAACAGGTGAACCGAGCTTTTCCGCCGTGTTCGAAATCTCGAATGGCATTGACAGGATACCGGTGCGATCGAGGCCGTTGGCGATCCAGAGGCCGGGGTTTTCGACCAGCCGGTCGGCCTCGTCCATGTCGCCACGCTCGGCATATTTCAGCCAGGAGACCATCATGCCTATCGCCGTGGAGAAGACCATCTGCTCGGCCAGTCGGTGCGGGCGCTCCTGCAGGCCGGCGATAAGAACGCGCTGATGCGAGGCAAGGCCGAAGCTCTTGAACTGCATGATCAACTTGCCCCAGTTGGTTTTCATCCAGAGGGGGGTGTCGGCAACACCTTTCGTGATGATCGTGCGGTCGACGTCCTTGTTCAACGCCGCTGCCCAGGCACGAGCCGCCAGATCGTCATCCCAGTCGCCAACGTTGGCGCCATAGATGCCGTCTTCCTCGATGCCGTGCTTGCGGAACTGGCCGGAAATTCGCTGTGCCATGTCCTCATCTATGCCGAGATAGGCCATGTAGGCCTTCTCCCGCGCGTCGGCATCGGCATAGTTCAGCGCGTTCCGCATCATCCGGTTCTGCGTCATCACCGATGCCATCGTCTTCATCGTGTCGTTCCACCAGCCGAGGCCGGTTGCTTTGGTGAAGACGTTCGAGGCGTTGGACAGGTAGCGTTCGAATTTGGACCCGTAGCGATAGGGGTCTTGCAAATCCGCAAGCGATGCCAGCCGAGACTGCAGAACGCGCTCCGTAACCGCGCCAAGGGCCTTAGCGTCGGCTTTATTGATCTGTGCTGCCTTAATCCCCTTGACGAGGCCCGGAACAGCTTCGCGCATCGTGGCCCGCACGCCATGCACCCCGACGAGACGCGCCGCATCGGTCAGGCTTGCCAGCGTCACGCCACCGAGCAGCCGGATATAGTTCCAGGTCAGGGCGGCTCGGGTGATCTTCGACCATTCACTGCCCTCTTCGGCCGCGCGATAAGTGCCGCGGATCATGTCGCGGAAAGCAGCCAGGTTCTTCACGTCGCGGGCTTCATCGGCTGCCAGCTTCTCGCGTTCCTTCGGCGTCTTAGCCTTCTTGCGTAGATCCGTGTATTCGTTGGAGATTTCCTCGAACTGATCTTTCATGTCGGCACGGCCGAACTTCTCGGTCAGTTCCACTTCTGACGCCATGGTGCGGGTGTAGCGCCGCAGGATCAGCTCCATATCGTTCTCTAGAAACTCCTCGACAAGCTCGTCAGGAATGTTGAATGTGCGCTCCTTGAGCGGCCCTCGTTTCACCGGGACAAGCCATTCCGGAATATCGCCCTTGCCGCGTCCGGTCAGGTTGTTGAACACCGACGTCACCACATCCTCGATGTAGTCGTCCATATCCGCCTTACTGACGAAATCGGGCCCCTCGCCGTCCGGTATCTTCCCGATCTGCTCGCGGAAATATCTGCGGGCGATATCGCGGAAGCGGTCTTCCTCCCCGATCAGCTTTTGGCGGTTCCAGAGGCGGGTCACGTAGCTCGCCGCCGTCGTCGTCTTGACGTCTTCCGGCAGGAGCTTCAAAGCCTTGGCGCGCTCCAGCAACGGGTCGAAGATGGTCGAACGGGCTTCCTGCGCTGCGCGGGTGATGAATTCATTGCCGCCAAGGTCGACGTCGCCGCGGCGACCGGCCCTAGAAACTGCCTGGTAGAACTCTGATCGCGTGCCCTGATATCCAGCCCTGCGCGCATCCCGGAACAATTGCCGAGAAGAAGACAGCCATTGCGCCATTGCGCCGCGCTCGTACTGCTTCACGAGGTTCTCGACGTCCGCCCCAAGGGATTTTCCTTCCATGTTCATCGCCGTGTAGACGGGGTTGTCGACCATGCGGGTATAGACTTCACGCACCTTGAGAGACGGCGAGAACATCGTCTGGATGCCAGGATTGAGGCGAGCGGCCGCCGTTGCCCTTGCGACCACCTCTGCAGCCTTCGGGCCGCCGATGCCGAGATCATCCAGTTTCAGATCGTTGACCGCCGCCGCGCCGGCCGACTGCATGCGGCTGACAATGATGTCCGTTACTTCTGCCGGGTTAGGCACCTCGTCTGCCAAGTCTGCCTCAAGGCTCTTGCTGACGCGACCCCACTCGACCTTGTTGAAGAACTTCGAGGCGCCAGCGCCGATCAGCCCGCCGAGGATGGCCGAGCCCCCGACGGCGAGCGCGCTTTCCGACATGGGGCGGATTTCCTGCGTGCCCTGCAGGATGGATTCTTGTGCAACAGTACCCAGAGCGGCCGCGCCACCCAGAGCGGTAGCCGAGCGGAGGGTAGAGAAACCAACCTTGCCCGCGCGCGTCAGGGCGCCACCAGGCAGCAATATGGTCGGGTCCGTCACGGCTGCTGCCATGGACAGGCCAACACCAGTCCAGCCTGAAGCGGCCAGCGTGTCCGTGTCCCTGCGCTCCTTCTCGATGTTCGAGCGCATCGCGTCGGCTGCGGTCTTGTTGTAGACCTCGTCCCAGCGATCGGGGTCTTCCTTGACCAGTTCGGCGACATCCGGGTCCTGATAGACGTTGTAATTCGGGTCCACCTTATACAGGTCGCGCTGATCCGCCGTCATGCGGGCATTGGAGAGCGCCGAGCCGATGAGGTTCTCTTGGCGATAGGCTGCGCCCAGCGTGTCCAGGAACGCGGGATCGGGCGCGTCATAGTCCGATACCCCAACCGTGACCGGGGATTGCGCCAGCGGGCTTGTACGGTCGAAGGGCATCAGTAGCCGCCTCCGCCGCCACCATTCATCGGGCCAGTCGTGATCGGGTTCTGGTCTCCGCGAAGGCGTTCAAGCGTTTCGTCCTGGCGCCTGCGCTCCTGGTCGGCCTGCATCTGCCGTGCCTTCATCCAATCAGACCCTTGCGTTTCGTCATAGCTGCGCTGGTCGGCCTCACGTTGGGACGCAAACCGGGAGCGGTTTTCAATCATGCGCGTCCCTGCGTCACGGAGCGTTTGCTCCTGCTTGGCGCGGGCCGCCGCCTTGCCTGCCTCTGGATCGGCGAAGAACGGCAGGAAATAACGCTCGAGCTTGCCGTCCTGCTCGTAGAACACTTCGTACCGGGCTGGGCGCCCTGCCTTGATGTCCTGCGCCGTACCTTCATAGGCTTGCAGGTAGATCGTCTCGGGGTTGACGCCCTCGGCCTTCAGAGCCTCGACGGCCTGATCGCGGATGTAATCATGCGTTCCATCCGGGGCGGGCGGATAGACCTTCTCTGGCGGGTACTTGATAACGACGGACGACCCGAGCGGGCTAAGCTCAGAGACGCCGTAATTGCGCGAGAACCGCTGGTTGGCCAGTTCCTTGGCCGCATCCATATCGCCGCCGGTCTCTGCGATCGAGTCCTGCAGAATACCGCGATAGTCGGCGACGATAGCCGCTTCTGCTTCGGTGTTCACGCCAACCTTCACCGCCTCTTGCGTTGGTACCCCGCCTACATCAGGCGCAGCGTGCCAGAAGCCCTTATCGAAGATCGCCGCTACATCGCTTGCGGAAACATCTTTCAGAACCTTCTTGACCGGCTCAGACTTGAGGATGGCGTCCCGCTGGCGCACCTTCTCCGGGTCGTTCAAATCGATAATCTTCCGGCCGGCCTCATCAGGCGAAAGGCCCATGCCCTCCGTATAGGTGCGGTAGAGGTCAAGGTTCTTGCGGACGGTATCCCCGCCCTCGAAGCCGTTGAATGAAATCGGCGCGTTCTTCTGCAGCACGCTTGCCGCCTGCATGGACTGTGCGACTTCCGCCGGGTTGGTCGATGCAGCGCCGCGACGAAGCTCCGACTGTACCTTCTTCGGTACATATCCCGATGCAGCGACGAAGCCAGACATGACCGTCTGCTGCTGTTCCGGTGTGGTCGCCGCGCCCATCATCTTCTCAAAGGCCTTGTCGGCAACTTTCGTCTGCTCGCTGTCGAACGGGTTGACCGACGCGCCGCCAGAGGCAATGGCGCCGATCAGCTCCCGCACGCCGGCATTTTCCTTCCGGGCCGTGTTCAGCGAATTGATCAGCGTGGCCTTGTCGCCGTTGTCTAGGTTGACGTCCTGGAGGATAACGCTTTCGTCGACCTGATCGGGATTTGTGGCGATCAGGAGATTGTAATTGTCCTTCGTGGCCGTGCGCTGCTGAACCAGCTGCTGATTATACTGCGTCTCTCCCCATGCGGCCAACTGCTCGCGCCTGTCGTAGGGGATCTTCTCAATGTCTGGGTCACCAGGTTGCGGCGTATAGGTCCCGCCAAGCAGAGCGGCAGCTTTCTCTTTGTGCCCCTCCATCTGATATTTCACCTTGTCGGCAACCGTGCCCGGGGCGCCGCCAGCCTTGTAATCGGAGCGGTCATATAGGCCGGGAGCGCCAGCATTGATAGCCGAATAGATGTCAAGCAGGCCCATGCCAGGCTTTACGCCCGCGTCCTTCAGATAGCGGCCGGCTGCTGCTACCTGCTGCTCGACTGGCATGTCTGCCGTGACGCCGTACTTCTGCCGCTGTGGCTCACCCCACTGGATCAACCCGCGATGCGTGCCCCATTTCGTGGTCGGGCCCTTCTTCCACGGGTCGAATGTGCCGCCGGTCTCGTATGACATGACGGTGGCGAGGTCGACAGGATCGACGCCAAGCTGTTGCGCGGTCTGCTGGATGGCCCCGGAGAGCGACTTCGCATCAACCGTGATGCCCTTCATCTCTCGGAGCGCCGTGTCCGGATCTTGCGCAAATTTCCACTGCCATTTGCTTTCGGCCGCATCAGACTCCCACAGAGCCCGGCGCTCGGCCTTCCACGCTTCCGGCATGTCGGCCGCATCGATCGCGGCAAGACCCTGGCGCTTCAATTCCTCGTAAGGCGCAGCGTTGTTCTTGATCTGCCCGCGCACGGTATCGAGGCCCTGATTGGTCGTGCGGTCGTAGAAAAGCGTCTTCGATTTCTGCTCGTAATCGTACGCTTTGCCGTAGAGCGAATTGCCGAGGCCCATGATGGACTGCTTGGCGCGCTCCTTCTGGGCATCGTTCAGGCCCGCGAAATTGCTCTCGCCGAACTCATTGGCGCGCTGCTGATAGCCTTCGATGAACTGTCGGGTAAAGCCGATGCCGCTTTCGTTCGCCTCTTCCCGCGCCTTGAGGAAGGATTGCTCCTCCGCGTCCCGGAACTGCGCGATCTTGGTTTCCAGGTCGAAACCGGCCTTGTTCTGATTGTCCTGCGCCTCCTGGGTGCGGAGATCGTTCAAATCGTACGCGACATGCGTCAGCGCATTGCCGAACTGCGCAATACCCTCGCCGACGCTGACGGTTGGACCGGAAGGCGCAATACGGCCCGAGCGGGTGCCGACACGGCCAACGTCACGCGAGGTCGGAATAGTTACCATTCAGGTCTCACCCGTATATGAGATTGCTGCCGGTAGCCGGGGCGGTTGACCGCGCCTGCTGGCCGAAGCGGCTGTACATGTTCGAGACACCGGCGAAGAGCCCCCCCGCCGCCTGGTACTTGGCGCGGGTCATGGCGTTGTTGGCGTTGATCCCGGCGATCTTGGCCGCGTCGTTATAGCCGCGCTTCTGCTGCTCGCCCTTGTAGATTTCGGTCTGGGCGGCGAGGTTCACCTCGTCCTGAGTGTCGTTCATCAGATCGATGACGGACGCATCCTCAAGAGAGCCGCCACTGCCGGCAATCGCTGCCCGCTGCTGAGAAGCGAGCAAACGGCCTTCACGATACCGGGCGGCCGCATCGCGCTGGGAAGCCGCCTGCGCTTCGTCGGCTTGCTGCTGCTGGACCTTTTGCTCGTATTGGAAACGTGCCTTTTCCTCGCGCCCGGCCTGGAGCGTGCCCAGCGTCTGAACGACAGTGCCGGCAGCCCCGGCGAGGCCGGCGATCAGTTCGAAACCAGACATATCCAGACCGCCTTTCCTTCGTGTGTTTCTTCTGTCGGCTCAAAGCCGAGATGTTTCATCAATGCCTCTGCCCTCGGTATGCTCGTATCGCAGGTTGCCTTGATCACCTTGGCGCCCTGCCTCTTGGCCTCATCGAACGCGGCCCGTATGTGCCGGTAGAGCGATGGGCGGCGCTCGTGGCTGGGGACATCCAAAAATGCCATCCATTCGCCTTCCGTGGTCTCGATGAGGCCGCCAAAGGCAGAGACGAGACGACCGCGCTTGACCGCGCGACCGACCCATTTGCCGTTGACCTGCATGCCGCCATAAAACCGGGAGAACTCCTCATCGGTCGCGGGAACGATTGCGGGTTTCATGGCTAGCCGTTGGTTTGCGTATCGAGAACCAGCGCTGCTGCGGTGAAGGGATAGGGGCTCAGAGCCTCGATGCAGATCCGGCTGTCCGTGTCCCAACTGTTGGAAACGGCCATAAGATCGGCGTCGAACTCCTCATAGAGGGTGCCTGCGACAATCGCCTTGTCATCCTTCGTCGTAGTGAACTTCCGCAACTCGGCGAAGCTGCGGCCAGCCTTCAGGCCATCCAGCATCGTGTTGACGAGATACATGCCGAGCTGCGCGACACGTTTCCTCTTGAAGAGAGCCGTACCGCCCGCCGCCCCATAGGCAAGTTTCGTAGATTGGAACCTCCCGGAGTAAGGAAGACCGATAACGACGCTCTTGCCTTCCGCCACGGCCGGGATAACGACCTGATTGCTCGCTACGGTGTAGAGATTGTTTTGGTCTCTCACTGCAACGCCATCAACCCATACTGTCACTTGCTTCCCGTTCAGGTGGGGTACGGAGAACGTCGTCTGCCCCGCTGTTGCGGTGAAACGCGAGAACCCATCAGCGATGCAGTTCTCCGCGCCTCCAATGCATTCCGACACGCTCGCCAGACGCTCCAGGCGCTGGGCCCCGTTGCGGACGATTGCGAAATAGACCGAGTCCTGTCCGGCGCCGCGGATAGCAGCAACGCGCTTGAACAGTCCGTCCGTCGTCACCCGAGACCAGCCAATGACGTTCTGTGAGGGCTCATAGGTCAGGGCCCTGGCTTCCCCATTGGCGAGAATGAACCAGACGACGGTATCCGGGCGGCGCTGCACGGCAACATCGACAATCGCCGACCCCTCGCAGATTTCCTCGTGCATCGCCATCAGATCGGATGACGTGTAGTCGAAACCCTGCTGGTCTGGAGCCATGCGGAACGCGCCGGTTCCGGATGATTGGACAAAGATGCCGTCCTTGTCGGCCTTCACGGACCGGATATTTGCGCCCCCACGAGTTGACGCGTCCACAGGGAACCAGCTGTCTGCGGTCAAAGGCTCGTCGAAACTGGAAGCCTTGATGGAGATTTCCGTCGCATCCGTGCCGGCAATCAAACGCTGCAGCCCGAGCAGCCACAGGATACCGCGCTGCGAGCTGGAATTAACAGAGCGCGAGATGGGAGCGGATGCGCCCTCTACGGTATCGTCGAAGCTCTTGAACGCGTCCGGGACAGAGCCGTGAACAGTGTCGTCCTGCCCCCAGTACAGGCGCCCCCCGAAGACTTCGACGGATGCCGGCCAGCCGTCATAGTCGGACCAGGTCGAATAATCCCACTCGAAGGTCGCGCCGGTCGAATAAAGACGGCTCAGAACCTCGATAGCAACAGACGTCGCGCTGGTGTACCCGATGACCCGGACAATGCCCGACTGGCTTCCGCCTTCGTAGGAGAGCCGCGTTTCCATCGTCCCGCTGGTGTGATTGCCGCTCTTAACGGCAAAGCGGAAGAACTTAATCACATTGTCGTCGGAGTCCGTATAGGTGGATGAACCGTTCGATACACGATCGAAGACATCCGTCCACGAACCAGGATTACCGGAGCCGTCGTCATTTGCGACCTGCAGCGTCACTGTGCCCGACCATGTTCCCGATATCGTCCAGGTAAACCTGCGCGCAGAGCCAACGCCAGAGACTCGGATGGGGTCACCTTCTGCCGGATCTGCGGTGAAATCCTCGTCAACTGTCTGGCCGCTTTGGAACAATCGGAACAGCCGGCCGACCATCGTGCTTTCGAAATAGTTTCTGCTGGCGGTCAGGGAGCCATTCCCGGTCAATACCGACGGCGTGAGCGAGATCGAGCCATCAGACGCGGAGAACGGGCCGTCATCGACCTTGTACCTCTGCACACCCCAAGATGTATCTCCGCGGCGCTGGATCTCACGCTGCTGATAGGTCCCGGATGCGGCGTAAAGGACATCCTTGTTCTGTTTGTAGCGGATGATGTCGTCGGTGAGGTCGTCGCCAGTCCATGGGGTGGGAATGACCAGGACGCCGGCCGAGTCAATCTGGCAGGAAAACACGAGGACGTTGCGCGCCTCGTCGTTGAACAGTTCGAGATAGACGTTAGACGTGGTCGGCGTAAAGGCAATCGAATGAACACCGTCATCGAGAACAGCCTGCGGGATCAGGTCATCATCGCCGGTCGTGGACCCGAGACGGATTGAAAGCGGCCCGCGGCGGACATCCAGACGGAGACCATGTTCCTTGTTCTGGTCGCCCACAGAAACCGCGATCGTCTGCTTTGCCGAAGCCCTGTCCTGCGTCGTCCCGGTGAGGACGAGTTCGCCTGCGCTGACTGTCGCCGTAGCCGACCCAGTGCTGGCATCCGTCCAGCCGACGAATGAATTGAATTCTCCATTCGTGACGGTGGTTGATACCGAGACGCGCGACACAAGGGCATTGTCCTTGACGATACGCATCTCTTCGCCGGAGAGGATAGGGATAAGGGCAAACCCGCCCGAATAGGAGTACTCGATGAGCCGCACGTCTCCGAAATCAATATCAGCAATGTATTCGAGGCCTGGCCGCAGCGTCATCGAGCCAATCACGCGCGGCACCATGTTCGAATAGAGCGAGCCAGCGAACTGCATGCGCTCAAGATCAAGGCGCGCTAGGGCTTCCTTGCCGACTTCCCCGCCGTTAAGCGAATAGATGGGCGCTGACACTCTCGGCATCAGACATCGCCCTCGTCAAATGTGATCTGCCCGCCGACCAGCGTGCCGCCGCGATTGTCTCCAAGACTACCGTAGCCGCCGAGACGCGAGCGCAGCCAAGAGCCGGTCGAAACTCGCTTATGGTTCTCGTTCCGGGCGTCGATGCTCTTTGCCTTGCGCCATGCGACGTCGCGCTCCGCTTCGAGCTTCTGATAGAGCGTGGTGCCGTTCGTCAGCTTGCCAACCGTATCGACGGCCAGTTGCAGCGCCACATAGCGCCAGAACATTGTCGGCCAGTCCTCGACCACAGCGACCTTGTCGTCGCTGATGTAGCGGAGGTAGATCGAAGTCGTGTTGGCGTGCAGGAAGCCGCCCTCGTCCACGAAATCGCCAAATGGGTCGTCAAAGCGCGGGATGCTCGAAACCGCGATCGTTCGCAGGTAATCGTCCGGATAGTCGAAGACATACGACCAGCCAACGGACGCGGTTTCGGTGTTGTTCTGCGACAGAGCTACAGACTTCTTGAAAGCGTTCCAGTCGCCCGAATTGAAGCATTCGAGCACTGTTCCGTCCCATGCGTTGCCGAAGACGTTTACCGCCTCGACATCGTCCGTCAGCGTCGAGATCGAAGCCAACTCAAGATGGATCAGGGCCTGCTTCCAGACCTGGAGCTTTGTCGCCATTTACTGGGTTATCCCTTCAGAGCAGCGCGATAACGTGCGGCCGCCGCCTCGGCCTCTTCCTGCGTGGAAAAGCCGTGCTCGATGACCGTACCGTTGTGGATGACGCGCCATTTGTGATTAGGACCGCCCCAGGTGACGAGAGCGTCAGTGACATCACCGGACTCGACCTTTGGCGCTTCACCCTCTTGGTAAAGGCGGATAAGGCGAACCTTTGCCGTGGTCTTGGTGACAGTCAGGACGCGGACATCACAGTCGAGCGCGAAATCGTCCGACAGCACATTGATCAGCATGCCGGGCTTCAGGGCGTTCAATTCGTTCTGGAAGTACTCGGGATGCATGACATCCTCAAGGGTGGTGCCGGAAGGCGGGCGGGCGGCATAGCGGCCGATCGAATAGTCTGCCTGCTGGAAGCGACCGCCGGAAAGCTTTGCGGGTTTCGACATTGGTTTTCACCTCGAAATTGAAACGGAAAAGGGGCCACCCAGAGAGCGGCCCCCATTGGTTCGTCAGGTGATCGACAATTAGTCCGTGTCGGTCGCGGTGACCGCCAGGCCGTCCGTCACGTCGACCCCGAAGCCGTCGGTACCCGTGCCAACATCAAGCACGAAGCAGATGTGGACCGCGGAGACCGCGCCGGCAGGCAGGGACGCGCGGGTGCGAACCCAGACGAGGTCGCCCTGTGCCATACCGCGAGTTACACCGTCGCTGATGTAGTTCGAGGTATTGACGGTTGCGATTGCGTCGGTGCTGTCGAGCAGCCAGACATTCATCGAACTGTTGGAAAGGCCACCGTTCAGGAGTTTGAGGCCAGATGCTACATAAGCCATGATCGTGCTCCCTTAGCTGAAGGCCGCGGTGTCGTCGGTGATGATCTCGATGACGCCGGCCTGCTGGAGGATTACGGCTCCATCGAAGATCGTGTGACGGGAGTACGAATAATCGTCCTCGCCGTTGTACCCGACGTCGACCTTGATATCACCCGTTGCGATGGCATGGCCGACGGCCGGCTTCGCAAAGATGAAGTTGGATGCGGTTGCGGTGCCCTTGCCCGGGAGACCGTTGTGCATGATGTGCTTCGCGCCGAGCCACATCTTCGGGCGGTCGAGCGTCAGGCCGACGAGCGGCTTGGACTCGATGTAGTCCGCAGACAGGAACTGCTGGAAGGTCAGCAGGCGCGCCCAGGACTTCGGAGTCCAGAGGCAGGTGATCTCGTTGCCGGACATGACGTCCTGCTCGAAGAGTTCAGACAGGGCATCCACGGTCTTGCCGTAGGTGAGCGTCTGGGCGGCACCCGATGCATACTGGTTGGTTGCAGTGGCGAGCGCATCGAGGATCGTGTAATCGATCTCGCGTGCGGCAGCCATTGCGCCAGCGTTCTGCATTGCCTCGCGCAGGTTGGCCGGCGCCGTGAAGACGTCGAAACCAGTGCGAGTTTCCTTCGAGTGCTTTTCCTTCAGCGTGATGGTCGGCTGCGTGTCCGTGCGGTTACGAGACGGAATAAGACCGTTCGTGCCGCGCTCGGTCATGCGACCTGCCGCACCCTGGAGGGCGAAGTTTGCCGTGAGGCCGGAAACCATGGTTTCCTTGGTGACGCAGTCCTTGAGGTAGGTTTCGCCGCGCTGAAACGCGACAACCCACTCGTCCCGGTACTGCTGTTTCGTAATCATATACGCCATAGCAGATCATCCTTGATCGTTGGGGTGGAGGTTTCAGGCCGTGTTCGGGGTGCCGTCAGGGCGCAGCGGGGTACTTCGGCGCATGCCAAAGGGCCGCGGATACGATCCGACGGGGCTTCACATCAGCTTGTCAGTAAGGGCAGTCCGTGCGGGGCCGTTTCCGGGGTGCCGCGTTTATCGAAACGTCCGGTTATTTCCGGCCGTTGATCTTTTCGAGCTGAGCGTACAGCTTCGTTACCTGCTGCTGGATCGCATCGCTCTTGTATTTTTCCGGGTCGGAGACGCGGAGCTGCAGGAAGCCGTCAAGCTTCTCCTGCGCAGTCTTCGCCGTCGTCTCGATATCGCCATTGAATACGGCGTTGGAGCCGTAATAATCCGTCCCGATCTGGGCCATCATCTTGACAAAGGCCGGGTCGTCCTGGAGTCGGGAGCCGTCCATGAGGCGCATCCCCATCATCCGGTTGAAGCCGTCCTCGCCCAGATGCGAGGTCATCAGTTCCTTGGCGGCGCCAATATTGCCGTCATATTCCCCGCCCCACTCGGTGCGCAGGGCCTGCTGTGTCTCGCGGGCGATCTTCGCCAGGTTGCCGTCAAGCTCCTGCTGCTGGGCGGTAGCAAAGTCCTGATACCAACTAAGGGCAGCCTTCGCCGCCTGCGGGTCGACGTTCGCCGCGTGCATCGCCTGCTTGAACTCGGAAAGAACCGCCTTGTCCGCATCGGACGCCTGGAAATCCTCCCGGAACTCGGCCGGGTATTGCGCCGGGTCATCCGGGATACCCACGGCATCGCGGAAGGCTTTGACCTCTTCCTCTGTTGCCTTTTCGCCAAGGCGCAGCGGCTGCTTGCCCTGCGATGCCACCTGCCGGGCTTCGCGGAAAGCTTTCGAGATCGCTTCGGTGGACTTATACCGCTCAAGCTGCTTCAGAAGCTTGTCGTCGCCGCCAGCGAGCGTTTCCCGAAGTTTCTGTAGCTCGCCTACCGTAGCGTCGGCATCGGATCCAGAGGGCTTCTCTGCGCCCGTATCGGCCTTATCCGCGCTAGCCTGAACCGTGCCCGCAACCTCGCCAGTACCCGACTTATCGGTGGCCGCACCTGTGTCACTGCTTGGCGCGGTCTGCGTTGCGCCCGTCTCTTGGTTTTCCTGTACGTCGGTCGTGATCGTCTCGTCCGTCATTTTTCTCACCTGTGAGTAAATTTAAAGGGAAGGAAACGAGCTTGCGGAGCTGCATGCCAGTGTGGCGCATTCCGCTCTTGAACGTGCTTTCACGCTCCCCGCCATGCTCGACAGGCAGGAATTCGAGGTCATTGACTGCGCAGATGTGCAGGATCGCGGCGAAACCGCGTTTCTGCTGGTCTTCGTTCGCCACACCTTGGGCTATGGCCTGGATAGCAACACAATCAGTCTTACGTATCTCCAGATGGTTGGCCGGCATTTCGTTGTCATCGCGAACCGTGACCGGGAGCCACGGGCGGTAAGGACGCCTCTTGTCAGCCATCAATATGAGCCCACGTCTTTCTGTTCATGATGTGGCTGACGCTCCCTAAGCTAATTCCGTACATCTCGGCGATATCAACGTGCCTGACGAGGCCGCGAAGCTGCCTGATTTCAATGACTTGCAATACCGAGAGCTTGGCCGATCCGTTCCTATGTCCTCTATTGTCGGTACCATGTTCTAGCCTGTCGGCTTGGTTCTGCGTCGGCGTCTTCCACTCAAGGTGGTTGGGGTTTACACACCCGAGATGGCCCTTGCCGCAATTGTGGGCTGCTTCGTGATCGGGTGATGGCGCTGGGCCGTGTGCCCTCTCGCAAATAAATCTGTGCGCCAGAAGACCCTTGCCACCGACACTTATCCTGCCGTAACCACCTGACCGGCGTGAAAACGGCCACGACAAGCACTCTTTGCCAGCGAAACCTAAGGCGTCCTCGACGAATTTCATAGGACGCGAACCAAGGGGGCCTAATCCCTTGTTCGCCCTGTATTTTTAGCAGATTTCTCCTTACGATCCAAGCGCCGCCTGCACTTCTTGCGCGGCGGCCCCAGCCTGCCCGGCTACCGTGGCAACCTCGCTTGCTTGGCGAAGCTGCTGCTGCTGGGCCATCGCTTGCTCCATCTGCTGGCGGCCCATCTGCGCTTGCTCTTGGTCGACAAGCCAGTCTGCGCGAGAACCGGGAACAGATCCGAACGCATCGCGGAACGCCGTGCGGATATCCACCTCGGCGACCGTGGATGGGTCCATCTGCGCGGCCATTGCGATCAACTGGCCGCTTTCCTGGAAGGCATTGATCGTCTGCCGATCGCGAGCTTCCTTAAGCGAGTTGTTGAACTCGTAGGTGATATTCTGGCCGAGCAGGATGTCCGGCATATCAACCGGGATGCCATTCCGATCAACCGGGCCGTACCCGCCAGCACGCATGACCTTCTCGGTGACCAGGTCCAGCGTGCGGCCGGCGTCCTCGTCCTCGATCGGCTCAAACAGCGGCAGGGCATGGCGGATGTATTCGGAGACGATCTGCGCCGTCTGGTATGCCGTCATCTCTCGCTGCGCCGAAGCCATCGGGGCAAGCTTGTTGATGAAGAAAGCATCAGCCAGCAGCCGACGGGCATCGTTCACCAGGTCAACGCCGAGAGCCACGTTCTTGCCTAGATCGATCGGGCGAAGTGCGGCGCCGAGACGCTCGTCATATTCGCTGTCGATATAGGTGATCCCGCCTGCGGAAAGGTCGATCGGGCTCGTTACAGCCTCATCCGTAGCGATTAGCGGCGGGTCGACCTGCTTTTCGCCTGCCTCGATGATGGTCATCATCATGCGCTGGAGCATGCGGGCTTGCGGCAGGGCGATGATGGTGGCCGGCGAGAATGCGTAGAACAGCCCGGAAACCGTCTGCCAGCGCGGCACGATGTAATCGAACGTGAAGGCCGGCAGTTCTTGGAGGATCTTGCCTTCGTCCGTCACGTAGATATCAGCCCACTGAGCGCCCTTCGGGAATTTCCGGTAGGGCTCGTATATTTCGAGCGGTATAAAGACGTGGCGCAGTTTGAAGGTGGATTTCGTGTCCTTCTTCGCCAGCGCATCCTTGGCCGCCTGGGGCAGCTTGTCCTCGCCGAACCAATGCGCCATCACGTGAGCGGTCATGTCGCATTTGCGGTGGACGTGCCAGACCTGGCCGTCGGGCCCTTCAGCGCCCGCGCAGTTCTTCGGATGGTGGCAACGGAACAGAAGATTGTCGCGCTTCTTGTTGTACGTGACCTGGCGCCACGACATACCGAAGGTTGCGAAGTCGTTGTCCGCTTCCTTCGCTGCCCGGCGAAAGCCGCTATCCCGCGAATAAAGGATCGAGCGGTTGACGCTGGTCATGAATTCCAGGAACTCGGCGGCCGAGCGGTCGCGCGCGATGTCCTCATTCGAAGCAGCGGCCTTGAACCACTGACGATCGGCAGGGCGAACCATCGAGCCGAGCTGGTCGCCAAGCTCACGGCGCACGAGAACCGGGTAGAAGTCCGTCAGGTGGGAGGCGAATTCCTCCCCATAGACGATCTCCTGCGTGAAATTGGCCCGCTCCGGATAGAAGAACTCGGCAATCTCCTGGTGGAGACTGTCGACGCTCTCCTTCGCACCGAACATGCGGGAGTCGATCTCAAGCAGGTCAACCCCGGCCTTGTCATACGCCATTTAATTGGCTCCGAGTGTCGAGCGGGAGTATTCCCTGCCTATTGTCCCCGGTACGGGCGCAAGACGGTTCTGAGCGGACGAGCTGGTCGTCTGCAATCCACCAGTCTGGCGGCGCTTGGCGCGCTTGGCCAATTCGTCTTCAGGATCAGGCATGGTTGCCGGTGGTTCCGGATCGGGAACCTTGGGCTTGCTTCCAAACAATCCACCCATCGCTATCTTCCTTTCTTGCCTCTCAGGCGGTTCTTCAGCGCACCTTGAGACGTCTGGGCTGTAACCTGCCGGCGCTTCTCATCTCGCCTCTCCTGCGCCGCCTTGGGCCGCTTGAGGCCGCCGAGCTTCGAGGCAGAGAGCATGATCGTCGTGTCGCCCTTGTCAGGTGACCGACCCAGCATTTCCTTCATTTCATCCTTGGGAAGGACGACGATTTCCTCGCCTCCCCCGCCAGGCCGAATTTCGAAGCGAAAGGCGCAAAGATCAGCGAGCAACTCTGGGTCAGGAGGCAGCGCGATCTGCGAGCCGTAATCCGGATCCAACTGCTCGCGGAACTGCCACACCGCTTGGGAACGCAGGTTCTTGAACCCGTACATTCCCTCTCGCGTGCGAGATGCCGAACCAGAGCCGCCCTTGAAGCCGTAGCAATCGACGTCAGCATGAGCCAACTGCGTCAGCGTATCGCCGCCATAACCGCCGCCTGCGTCGACAACGACACGGCAACGATCGCGCATTTCCTTGATGATCAGGCCCGCAACAGTTGGCCCGTCCGGCGTTTCGCTGCCCTTGTAACTGCTGAACCGCGAATACCACCAATCGTAGCGCGTCTGGATCTGCGTCTTATCCGAGCCGCCCTGCGCGACGTCGGCCGCAACAGCAGTCATTGACACACCCTCGGGAGGGCGATCGGTCCACCGAGCCTGTGCGGCCTTTACAAACCTAGTCGGGATGACCTGCCAAGGATCATCTTCTGCCTCGACATCGAAGGCGCCATTACGGAGGCGTTCGCGAAGTTCTTTCGGTAGCGCGTTCAGCCTAGAAGCGTAGCCGGTCGCCATCAGGTCCGGGTTGTCTTCCAGCCTCGAAGGAATGAACGTGCGCGATACCGCCTCGACCCATTCCCCATTCACGAAGTGCGGGCCGACGCCATCGACCTCGATGTCTTCACCGTCGACAGTCGTGAACCAGCGCAGCTCTCCGGGCAAAGCCGGGTTCGGATGCGAAGGATCAAGCCACGGCGCCCAGTACTTCACCACCCACATGCCTTGAGCGGACGTCGGCGGGTTGCCCGTCGCGACGATCCGGCATCTTCCGCCGCTTGCGTCGCGGTTCCAGGCGTTCACGTAGCGGAACTGCGTCTCGGTGAACTGGGTGATTTCGTCCCAGGCCTTCAGGTCGTTCTGCCGACCCTGATATTTCTCCTTGTCCGTCTCGTTCGGCATGCCGGCGAATTGCAGGCGATTACCATTCGGGAGGCGCCACTTGTGAACCTGGCTGTTATAGCCGTCACGAGTGCCTAGAATGCGCTCGACTTCCTTCTCCAGACCATCGACCTGCGGGATCTGGCGCCGGAAGATCAGGCTATCCTTGTGCCGCTCGATCGCGAGGCCGACGAGCAGCGTTGTCTTGCCGCCGCCAGCACCGCCCCCGTAGAACAGTTCATCCGCTTCGGAGAACCACGCTTCCGTCTGCGGGCCCGGGTTCGGAACGAACAACTGGCCTTTCGTTCCGTCAAGCGCCAGCCGCTCTAGTTCTTCCCGCTCCTCTTGTGGCAGCGCTTTGAACGCCGCGAGGACTTCATTCAGATTCATCGGTCTTTGTGGCCTGTAGGCCCTTTGCGAGCATGAACGCTACCCGGCGGGCGAGTTCGTTATCGCTGACGCCCTTCGTCTCGATAGGCCCGCCGTCCTTGCCTGTGTGCTCTAGCTGCGTCTTGTCGCCGTACTTCTTTGGAAGCAGCCGGGCCGCGACCCACTTCCGAGTATCGATGCGAAGCGCAGAGCGGCGGATTGCCTCGCCGTTCTCCACCCAGCGCGTGTCTTCACCGAAGTTCTTCTCCATCCAATCGTTGGAGCCGTTGTCGGCAATATCCAACATTTCGTCCGCCATAGCCTCGGCTTGCGCCTCTCTGGCCTTTGCGTATTGGTCCCGAAATGCTGGGTCAGAGGCGAGCCAGCGGAACACTGTTGTCTTCCCCGGCATATCTTCATCAGAGCAAATGGCCCGGAGGCTTTCACCGCCCATGAGCCGCTCACAGATAACGGCCGCCAGTTCCTCGCTGTAATCGGTCGGACGGCCGGCCATTCAACCGTGCGCGCGAAGCATCTCTGCTTGCGCCTCCAACAGGTCAGCAACGGCCGAGAGCGGCATGCTCGTTGCGCAGAGATTGACCGAGCATTCCAGGAACGCGATCGACTGCCTGCGCAGGTATTCGCTTGTCTCCCTCTCTACGAGGTCGGAGAGAGCATTGATCTCTTCCGCGGTGATCCTTGGCGCGGCCATCAGACGTCGCCTTCTTGCATCGCGAGCGCGCCGCTTGCTGGAGGCTGCATCAGCGTGGCGAGACCCGCGAGCATGTCTGGCGTGTCCGTGAAGGCCGCCATCGTGGCGACGAGAACAGAACCGTCTGCGTCGACGCCGAGCTGTTCCGTTACGATCCAGCCGCCGTTAGTCACCTCGGAGAGTTTGAACACCCGATTTGCCATGTATGTCACCTGTTGAAATGAAAAGCCGCCAGAGGCCCGCGGCAGGGCTACGCAATGTCCCGAATGATCAGGTAGGCCACGAGAAGGAAGAGCGAGACACCCCCGAGAGCCCGCGTGATGATGTAGATTACGACAAGGCGCTCAAGCCAGGGAGGCATCTGCCCTACGCCTACTTGGTTCGCACCTTCAGCTTTACAGTCTGGTCGTATGTTCTTCCGCCCGCGGTGACGATGCGGTTTAACAGGTTGTACGTCACGCCGGCAGATCCAGACGAGACCCACACGGTTGTCGCTGTCGTTGTGTTGCTCGTCGTGCCGATCGTCAGACCGGAGTCGTCAACCGACCACGCGGAAGTCGTGATCGTATCGTCATCGAGCAGAGCCGACCAATCCAGACCGTAGTCCTTGACCTCGTTGGGGTCCTTCGGTGAGGGCCACGTCAATGCCATCTCATCACCCCTTACGCCGCTTCCTGCCGTGCTTCGGCTCGCACAGAGAGAATTCTCGTCTCTCCTTCGACTGCCGCCGCCCGGTTCTCTATCTCAACGGCCGTTGTCCGGTCTTCTCGAACGGCGGAAGCGCGCCGATACTCTGGCAGCACCGCAATCAAGCGGTCTTCGTCCCGAACATCTACCGTTCTGGTCTCAGGCGGCGCCACCCCTGCAATCAGGTTGGCGACCGAGCCCGTAAGCGTGATCGAGGCCGCCGATGCGGTCAGCACCCGGTCGCCAGTCGATGGCGTGTACGTCAGGTCAGCCGCGGCACCCGTCAGCGAGATCGACGCCACACTGCACGAAAGCAGCCGCGAGACCCACAGGGTCGCTGTTTGCCCTTGAACAGAAAGGGGAGATGTCCCCGCCTGGACAACGCGGCTGAGTTTCAATGCTGCCGAAGCACCGGAGAGGCTTATCGCCGCAGTGTTCGCGGTTAGTACATATCCAGTAGGAGCCGGCGTGTATGTGAGCGTTGCCGATGCCCCGGTAAGGGATACCGAATTCGTGTTCGCCGTCAGCTTGCGCGCGGCCCTGAGGCTTGTACTGGCGCCTGTTAGGCTTGCTGCCCGGCTATTGGCCGTGAGGGCAAACCCTCGGCGCAGCGTGGCAGCCGAACCAGTGAGCGTTACCCCCGCTGCATTAGCGGCAAGCTTTCGCGCTACCCTGAGGGTGGCGCTCGTGCCTGCCAGCGTGACAGCAGCAGTATTTGCCGTGAGCGTGTGGGCCCCAGCCGCCGCGGCTTCCTTTACCTCGACCCCGAAACAGATCGAGTCCGTCGAAGGGCCCACCCACGCCATTGACGTGCTAGGCGAAGTCGTGTCGTGCGCAACCGCAAAGCGGATGTTTGTTGCGATCTGGCTATTCGATAGCGACGTATAGCCGGTTGGTATTGTCGGGTTCGAGCCGCCAGCATTGCCAGCGTAGAACCCGAGAGCGATAGACGAAGCAGCATAAGCAGCCATCGTGACCGATGGATCGCCCGCGCCGTTCGTGCCGATCTGGAAATTCGAAAAGTCCGTGCCAGCTCCGGATATGGAGACGATTGCCAGGCCGACCTGCGTTGAACCCGTAGAGCTTGCCGTTACTGTCCGGGCTGCGGGGCTGCCTTCGACAACCTGATACCAGAGCTTGGCGGTAATGTTGCTGAAGTCCGTCCCCGACGTGTCGACCTGCGTCCACGTGTTGCCGAGGGTGTCGGAGATCGTTGGTATTTCAGCGGCCGCCGCTCTTGCCGCTGCAAACGCGAGAAGAAGGTCTCCTGCTGCTGGTGTAAAACTGGCCGTAGTAGCCGATGTTGCCGTTGCGCCTACCGCTGCGGTGGCTAGAACGGGCGTTCCGACTGGCATGTTAGGCGATCGTCAGAAGGGACGCGCCGAAGTCAAGCGTGAATATCTCCGTGTCCGCGACCGTGATGGATGAACCGTAATCCCAATAGCCGATAAGGGCATCAACCGGGCTCGTCGTGGAGTCGTTGTAGAGCACCGCATAGCGGAACGGCCCGACAGAGCCACCCGAGGCCGTGAACACCTCGTCTGCTGCTGCAAGCGTGCCCGTTCCTGCCGTTTCCGTGTAGGTGACGCTATCGAGGGCCAGCCCACCACCGGCACCACCCGTATAGCCTCCGCCCGTCGAAAGCTGCGTGATGTCAGCCAAGACCGTATGCGTGGCAACGTTCGGCGCCGTGTTGGTCAAGGCGACCTTTAGCGTTGCCGTGGAAAGGTTATGAACGCCCTTGCCGAGCTGTTCCTTGAAATCCTGGTAGAAGGTCAGCGTTGAAGCGGGCATCGTTAATTCCTCGCTGCCTGAGCGCGGTTGAAGTCTCTACTGAACCGTATGGAAGACCAGCTCTTCGTCTTCGGCATCGAGGTATTCGATGTTCATCCCTGCAGCCTGAGCGCGGGCGAGCAGCGTGTCATTCAGCAATACGAGCAGTTCATTGACGCCGTGTTCTTCTTCGAATGCTATGCAAGCCGCGATTAGATCGGCTTCTGTCATTTCGCACCGTGAAGAGCTTCGAGCCTTGCGACCTCGCCGGCCACAATGACGGCCCCGACTGGTAAGAGGCTGCAGACCACACACCCCACAGCGGCGATGACGACCAGCGCCCTGTCTATCATTTGCTGCGGCGATCGCGCTTGAAGATCAGAACCCAATGATACGTCGTGCGGGATATCGCCTGGTGGAGCGCATACCCTTCTGCTGCCTTCTCGTTGATGAGGGCTTGCATGCCGGGGAGGCCGAGAGGGCCGGAGTCGTAGGGGAGGACGAGGTAGGCGCTCATTTGGCTAACCTGTCTTCTTTGTCCCGAATGACAGCAGCCATCGCAGCGCCAATCTTGGCGATCAGCCAGTTCTGCTGCTCTGTCGTCTCTATGTAATCGTGGACCCAAACCGAGACATCGCCCACCCCGGTGATGGTGATGGTGCAAACGTCGACGCCATCCATCGGGTCGGCATCGTCAACCTTGCGGCGATCATTGAGAACGATGATATCGGCCATGTTATTGCGGAGCGTTTGCGCTCAGCATGTAGCGAGCGACCGTTCTGCCGTGCTCGTTCATCACATAGACCGAGCCGTTGTCGATTTCGTAGGCGCGGCCGTCCTCGGCATATCGCCAAACGCTGGCTGACACCGAACTCGCTGGCGGTTTTATGGCTGCCGGTATGAAATTGACGTGTGTCGTCGGGTAGACGAACTCTTCACCGGAATTGTCGATGTGCTTGACCGTCATCATGTTCGTGGTTCCTTGTGGTTGGTGGTAGGAATAAGAAAAACCCGCCCCTGCGAACAGAGACGGGCTGGGAATGTCAGGACGGGCCGGACCTGATCCCGGCTTCACTCTTGCGAGTTACCGCTCGATTGAGCTGCCTTTCCGGCTTTCGCCGCCGTCCTGATCTTTGCTCGGGAATTGGGCTGGCGAGTTGCGGTCTACCAACTTAATGGCCAAGCGAGCCCGCAGCTCAATTGGCTTCCCGATCTGGTGCAGGACGGGCAGACGGTTAACGAAGCCAGCAACCGATACCTGCGCTTCTAGGGCAATACGCCAGCCTAAGCCGCCGTCCTGATCTACTCGGGAAGTCGCGGCGTAACGTTGGGCATCCGCGCTTTGAACTGCCACCGACCCCTTCGGGCTTCCCGATCTCGTGAGGCAATTGCCTCGAATTGAACCGGCCGGGGTGCGCTCACCCGCTTTAACCCCTCCCCTTGGCGCCTATAGGAGTTGGGAGCACCCTCTGTTGCCGACTATGCGGCGAATGGGTACGGGGTGGAAGCATCTCGCTCCCTTCATTCCACCGACATCGGCAAGCCGAATACGCACGAATGAATTTTACCCCGATTTCTGCGGTCGAAGACCGACTGCGTAATATCCTTAGCTTGCCTTCGCCGATTTGGCAAGTCCGAAGAAGTAGTGAATTTCCTTTAACCCCGTCTTTAACCAGTCGAGCTGTTTGTCGGGCATAGTCCTCATGATCTCAAGGTCAAGCAAACACGTGTTGTAGACCGTCGTTCTTATCTGTGGGCCGTATGCCCTCGTTAGCAAAACGCCTTCGAGCTTCTGCGCCCTGTCCGACATCTCTCTAGCCATTCTTGCGCGCTCAGGACTCGTTTCTGCGCCGAAACCACCTACACTGAAAAGCGAGTGAGCACGAGCAGACGGGAACTGATAGCCAACGATCCCGTAAAACCTAGACATCCACGCTGCGTATTCATCTCCGGCTTCCCTCTCCCAATCGGTGATCCGACCATCGAGAAACAGCCTGCCGAGCGTGTACCCGGAATACCCGCTTGCGTGATAGTCGACGCCGTGAACCCGTTTCAGCGCTTCGATAGCCACGGCTTTGACTTCCTTCTCTGTCTCGGAATGGCGGATTTGCCCTCCGGGATAGCGACCGACGTTTTCCTTTCGGGGCCTCCCCGCCCTGGTTGCGCGCTTGATGCGGAGCTTCGAGGCCTTGCTGCTCATCCGGATTTCCTTGTTCTCTTCAGTTTCTCTGCGTACCAATACAGAAATTCGCGGGTCAGATTCGTGGCCTTTAAGAACCGATCAATCGCCCACGAGACCATAATCGCTAGGGCGCCTATCGCTCCAACGGCGCTTACAATAACCCCCAGGAACCAAACCACGTCGTTGAGGAGGACAGACGCAGCGCTCATGCTTGCTCCTTAAGGGCTGCTTGGATCATGAGGGGCCATGCTTCCTCGGCGATCAGCGCACCGATGACGCCACTGGGGATGCCCCGCCTGTCCTCCTCATCGGCAACGGCGTCTAGCATCGCGTCTGTCGGCTCCATAAGCGCCTCTATGGCGGCGCGGGCCAAACGCCTCTCAAACACATCGCCCATGTGATGCGCCAGCGGGCCAAAGTTCTTAGCCTCATCGAGGATTGCCCGCCCCACGCGGTCGACCATCGTGCTCATGCGCTTTCCTCCGCCCGCTTGAGGGCCTCTAGACCGGCCGGCGTAATTACCCACCTGCGTAGACGCTCCGAGTACTCGGCAAAGCCGATGTTCCTCATGCGGGCGCGGGGGCGCTCCTGCGACCTGTCTTTTGCCACGCCAGACGGAAGGGGCTTGCGGTCTCTAATGAAACGCAGGAATTCAAGCTCATCGCGAGAGAGTTCCTTGCGCGGGACAGCCACGATCGGCGGTCTCAGGTTGGGCCAGGCCTTGCCGTTTTCTATGTTCCGGATCGCATGTAGGACGGTCGTGTGGTCGCGCTCGAAGAACCTCCCCAGAGATGTGAACGAGATATCTTTCCGTTCGGCGTAGATGGCATACACGCATGTATGCCGCGCAGCGACGATGTAGCGTGACCTGCGGGGGCCTTTAACGTCTTCGAGGGTGGCCCCGGGGAACCTCTGCAACACGTCCAGGCAGATTTCTTTCATCGACCGCCGAACAGCTACCGGCTCGACCTCCTCCGGGATAACAACAGGAGCTGAGTAGCTCGCATATGGCCCAAAACTGACGCTGACCGATGCGGAGGTGCCGGCGGCCTTCAGCGTGGCCCTGAGGTCATTCCAGTCTCGGAATGCCCGTACATGGGCGTCATAATCCCGAAGCACGGCAAGAGCTGGCGCCGGCTTGGGCTTGGGAAACAGTCTCTCTCGCACAGCCCTGTAGGCTTCGTGCTGTCTCATCAGTTCAGGCTGCGCTTGCATTTCTGTTCTCCTTCTCAGCGGACCCGATAGGCCCGTAAATCTCTCCGGTGCTCCAATGCCATACCGAGCCAACAGGGAGACGCTTCTGCTTTGCCATCTCGGCGAACCGCTCGAATGTCACTGCTTCTGCGAGGAGTGTCCGGCGTTCTCTGCGGGCTCTTTCGCGTTGGATTTCGCGCCAGTCCTTCATTTCGGAGGCTCCGGGAGGGGCATCCAATGGGTTGCCTGACCATGCTCGGACATGTTGCTAACCCCGCCCCGACGCCATCCCCACGATGCCATCCCAGCTTCCATCTTCCAGCCGCCCGCAAGAGTGCTGTCGGACCACGCAAGGAGGACGTTCACTTCATGGGGCGCCGTCTCGATCGGCTGCCACTCGCTCACTGCTGCGCCTTGCTCAATTCTCCCATAGAACTGACTGGAGTCGTCCCATTCTTCCCTTAACTCACGCGCTATGTCGTCTGGGTGGCTAGCTGGTGTGCAGAAGCACCAGCCGTCCTCTTTGGGGTTGGTATCAATTCGGACTTTTACGTAGCCTGTCCTGATCACTGCATCGTCCTCCCGATCACGCCCTGCGCCCTAAGCTTCGCTACCATCTGGCGGCGGCGTTCTGCTTCCTCTGGGGAGATGGGCTCTGGAGGGGATACGATCTCGGCCCTGCCGTAGTTCGCGCCATACGTCGGACGCTGCACGCGAGCCTGTGCGGGCTCCCACTCGTCATCCCAGCACTCTCCGTTCAGCCAGGTAGCCGGGTGCTTGAAGTCGATCTTCTCGGGCTTCTTGGCGACGTATTCGGTGATCGCCTTGAGCATGCTTTCGAGAGTGGTTTTCTTGATTGCCTTGTCGAAGGCCTTGCGAGCGGCGCCTTTGGCTACTCGGCGGGGATATCCGCGCCAGAATGCCTCAAACATTTCTTCCTTCGTCACAGAAATGCCTCCTGTTTTGGTTCTTCCGGCTTTGGCGCGGAAACGAACATGTCGGGCTGTAGATACGCCTTGCGGATACGCTCGCAGGAAATGGAGAAATAACCTTCGTCCAGTTCGATCCCGATAAAGCGACGACCTGCCTTGACGCAGGCAACGCCAGTACTTCCTGACCCCATGAATGGGTCTAGGACGACGCCTGGAACCTTGCGGATCAGTTGCCCCATAAGATCAACAGGTTTCTCTGTCGGGTGGACGCGACCGTTTTTTGCCATGCTCTGGACGGGCGGGCAGTAGATCACGGAGCCGCTGTCGCGATTGCCGACGAAACCAGAGCCGAGAACATAGATTTCCTCGTGGTCTGGCTTCCACGGTATCGATAAATCACCCATCCCGAGAGCGCCGCCCTTATCCCAGATCAACACCATCTTGGTCATCGATGGGCGCGGGATACGCCACGTTCCAAAAAACAGGCAAGGACGCGGGTCGGGTGAAATCGCCCAATCAATAACGCCATCGCGCGTCAGCGTGTTATGGTCGTTGGCTATATCGCGGCGCTTGCCCCAAAGAGCGTCAGTTGCATGCCCGCTCCGGTAATTCATCCCATATGGAGGATCGGTCACAACCGAATCCACTCGATCGAGAGTCGTAAGGATTTCGCGGCAGTCACCTAGGTAAAGCTCGCACTGCCCGATTACCTCGACGCGCTTTGCCGCGGGGCACCTCTCTTGCAAGAGTTTAGCTCGCTGAGATGCTACCCAGACGTTGTAGCTTTCGAGGCCGTCTTTCTGTGCGTCGTATTCGCTCACGTCATCCCTCGTATGCCTGGATCAGAACTGCGCACGGCGGGCCATCTGCACGCCACTCATAGGAAAGGCGCCGCACGTATTTGTTGCTGTCGTCTTCGATAATCCCGGCCTTCACGAGCACGTCGCAAACGGCCTTGTCACAGTTGCCAGCATCCCTAGCGCGCCTGTCTGGCGCCACGAGGCCGACTGAAATGCTTACCTCGCCCTTGATCGGCTGCACTCTCTGCGCCTTGATCATCCATAGGGCTTCGTTCTGCCAGGCTTTGTAACGTCCGGTAGGTACACGGCCACGGCCTGGAACGTTCGTGAAGCAGGCGTGAAGCGGAACAGGAAACGGCAATTCAATTCGCGTCATTCCGGCCCTCTTCGAGTTCGCGCCGCATCACAGCCTCAAGCGATTTCGCATAGTCCGAGCGTATGTCGGAAAGCATCTCCATCTTCTCCCGCTGGACGGCGTTGCCTGTCGTGCCTATGCGGGTCTTGAGGCCTGCAATCTCGGCCGTCAGGAAGGATATTTTCTCTGGAACACGTAGGGGCATCAGGAGACATCCTCATCTATCCAACCCCAATTGATACCGCGGTGGATCATGGAGATTGCGGCTCTCGTCACGCCGAACGTCGCCGCGATTTCCCTCTGAAATTTAACTCCCCTCAGAGAAATAACCTCGCGGGCTTGGCATTCTGTTAGTTTGGCTCGGGCACTCCGATCACCGCGGCTATGCGTGCCGTGAACCAGCTTGTCTCCTTCGTTCTCAGACTGCGTCTTCCATCCGAGATGGCTTGGGTTAACGCAGGCTCTGTTACCGCAAGAGTGAGCCGCCTGGTGCTCCGGCTTCGGAGGAGCGCCGTGCGTACGTTCGCAGACATATCGGTTAGCCAGGGTGTCTTTGCCGTCGACCCGAACCTTGCCGTAGCCTTTGACCTTTCCGTAAGGCCAAAGCAGGCATTCTTCCCCTCGGTGGGGAATAACCACATCCTCGATGAACCGCATTGGCTCACCCTCAGCAGTCCTACCTCCCAGGGGATCGCCATGCTCCCTCCAGCGCATGTAGTGCGCGCGGCAGAAGCCTTTGCTGTAATGTCGCTTGCCGCAATCCTGTATCGAGCAAGCGCAAGCTGGTTGCGACGCTCGGCCGGAGATTTCTCCGTCAAGGAAGGCGATTTTGCTTGGAACGTTGGCGGGCATTACGCGGCCCTCTCTGCACGGAGAATTGCGTGCCCGATCATTTCGGGGATTTGCGGGACGACCGCGTTCCCGAGGCTTCCAATTCGGTCCACCCGAGCGGGAACCCCATAAGCCATTCGACCCACGCCGGGTTCAGAGGACCAGGAATATGCTCGGAGAGCGGCCGGGAGTTCCCCCGCTTCCCCATAGAACTTGATTTCCAGTCGCGGGCGGTTGGCGTCGGCCAAAGCTTGACCGCGGTCGCTAGGCCGAACCCCGATTGCTTGCCCGGGTACGGCCGATTGTCGTTCCCCTTCACTGTCGGGGTAGGCCACAATCCAGATTCTGTCTCGTCTGTGAGGGGCACCAACGGCGGAAGCCGGTATGCAATGCCACTCCGCATCGTACCCGAGCGCGGCCAGGTCTCCGAGAACTCGGCCGTGCCCCCTAGAAAGCAGAGCTGCCACGTTCTCCACGATGACGAACCGCGGTCGTATTTCGCTAATGAGGCGGGAGTATTCGAACCATAGGCCGGAACGCTCACCTTCAAGGCCCGCTCCGTCTCCCGCAAGACTAATGTCCTGGCAGGGGAAGCCCCCGCAGATGACATCGACGGCAATTCCATCGCGTCGAAGAGTGTCGGCGGTGAGTTCTCGAACGTCATGATAGCAGGGAACCTCCGGCCAATGCTTCTTCAGCACCCGTCTGGGGAATTCTTCGATTTCACAGAAGGCGACAGTCTCGAAACCGCCAGTGCGTTCAAGGCCGAGAGAGAAGCCGCCTATTCCGCTGAAAAGGTCTAGGACCTTGAGCTTTTCAGTCTTTGGGCTTCTTCTTTCGTTTCCAGTGGAGGAAGCGTTCAATTTGAAGCCTCCCCCATTCCCACGCTCGATTTAGAGCGCTGATGATTAGCCTCATTGACTTTCCTCAGTTCATGGCGATCGGCGCGATGTTTGGCCGCCGCTTCCTCATTCTTCAGGCACATATCTTCATATGCCAGCATCAGCGCCCGATAAACCGAGCCGGCTACATCCTTCATTTCGCGGGTCTTGTATTGCAGGCGAAATAGGTAGCTCTCGGGAACGCCGGTCTTGTCGGCCACCCGGCCACGAACGGACTTTTCACGGTCGCCCCTGCCCTTGAACTCTGCGTCCATAAGAGCGGTCGCCCAACCTTTCGCTTCATTAAGTGCTACGCTTGTCATCTTTGCCTCGGAAACACGTTTTCCGGTTTCGGAAACTCTATTACCGTTCATTTCTCGCGCCTTCTGACAGATTGAACTTGTCAACGAGAGGCGAACGAGATGTTCAAACTCATTCAGACTGACCAGGAACCCGGTGCTTCAGGCGCCAACCAAGAGAGCGCCGAGGTTCCTTCGAATTTCACCCCGATTGGGAAGGCTGCTGATGCCGTAATTTTGAGGCTTCAAAGCAAGCTGCCGCGCATCAAGGTTAAGAGGTTGAGAGGGCTCCGTGGGGAGGAGAACACAGAGCCCTCTCGGTAGCCGCCAGCACGAGGGAGGAGGAGCGGCGACTATTCGTAAATCGATATGACCCAGAGGATCACCCGAAGGCCGATGGCGAGCAGAACGATCTGCAAGGCCAGCGCCTCGGCGGTCTCGTAGACCATCACTTGGCCCTCGCCAGGACCTTAGCCCAAAGCTCGTCCGCCTCGCGCTGGGACTTGTCGTAGTCCGGCCGGTCATATGGGCCGGCGCGGCGGCAAAGAAATACGGCCAGAAGGATGCAAAGACCGAACCATGCGGTGCTGCCTGCAACAACAAGCCCAAGATCGGAAAAATGGATGCCGAAAATAGTCATGTCCTTACCCTTCTTTCGTGTTTCAGCTGGAGCAGCCACAAAGGCGCTCGAATTCGGATGGGGTTTGGTCGAAGAAGTTGGGGGCGGCGTTGATCACGCATTCCCAGAACTTCTGGGCGGCTTCGTCCATCGTGTGGTCTTCGTTGATCTCAACGCGGCCGTCGTGGAAAATACGGACGCTCCAATCGTTCCCATCCTGGAACTGGATGAATGTCGTCTTCAGGTCTCGCAGACAGAATTCGCCGTCAGAATTAGAGACGAAATCGAGCGTATTCATTGCACCGACCCCGCGTTTTTCTTGTCATAGTAGGCGGAAGCTTCTTCCTCCGTGGCGAAGATCGCCATTATGAGTCCGTCCCCACGGACGACCGACCAGCGGGTGACGCCCCACTTGTAATTCGGAAGAATGCGAAATGTGGAGCTCAGCATGAAACTACCCTCCATTCTTGGGTCGGTAGGAACCGGAGCCCGTTGGATTTCATTGATGCTGCTTTAGAGGAGCTTTGATCATGGCCGTCGTCGGGAAGTCCGGAACGCCGAGCAATCCCGTTTTCATCTTCGATGAGGGAGCACCCGCTTTTTACGTCGACCTGGTCACAGAGCTTGAAGTTGACGAACACGACATCGTCCGCCTTTCCTTCGCCGCTCAGTCCGTCAATGGAGACGGCCAAACCAAGGCCGTCGTTTCGGTCCGAATTCGAATGGTGACAGAGGTTGCCAAGAAGCTCTGCCGTGAGCTGGGGAAGATGGAGCACTGGTGATGTCATTGCACAGCCTCCCGTGCGGGCCTGAATGCGTCTGGAACAAGATCTTCGCGAGGGATGCCCGTGAACTTCGAAACCTCTGGGAGGTGCTCGACCGGTACGGAACGCCACTGCGAAACCGTCGATGGCTGCAGACCCAAATGCCTGGCCAGCCTCACCTGCATTCCGCGATTTGCTTTGAAGAACTCCTTCAGGCCTATGCCAGCTTCCGGCCTTAGAGGCGGCAGGCTTTCAACCCAGGTGAGGACATCACCTTGATTTTCGAACCACACGCCCTTGACGTGATAGTTGGAGAGGCGCTCATGAAGCGCTGCTTCCGTTTGTTCATCGCCCTCGACAAACCCGAGAAGGGTAACGGGGAATGGGCAATCAGCGGAGACTTTACCGGATCGCTTCTTTGGTTCGTTCGAAACGCCTATCTTGACGTGACCCATGCAATGGATGGCGTAGACGTACCTCGTCATTGCGGCGCCCCTTCCCTAACCGGAATAAGACTTTCGATCGGAACGCCCGTCTGCCTGCTGATCCGAACCGCCAGAGGCAGTGAAGGGGTAGCTTGCCCGAGGCGAATTTTCGTGATCATCGACCGGTCGCATTCGACCTTATCGGCCAGCGCCTGGTCTCTCGTTTTCGTCTCAGACATGTGTTCAGCGAGCGTTTTCATGCTCACTAATGTGAATGTCATGAACGTGAATGTCAAGCACAATGTGAATGACAATGCATGGAATATGCACTTGTGCTGTGCGAAAATTTGAAAATGGCTCCCATCAAGAAACCGAAGCAACAGCTAAAGCGCACCTTCCTCAAGGAATGGCGCGAGTATCACAACTTGAGCCAGGAGGCGGCGGCATCGCTTCTGAACATATCTAGGACGCTGCTCTCGAAGATCGAGAACGCCAAAAGTCCCTACACCCAGCAACTCATGGAAAATGCCGCAGTCGCCTATCGCTGCGAAGTGGCAGACTTGATCATGCGGAACCCGCTTGACCGGGGCGCCGTATGGTCCCTTCAGGAGCAGTTGAACACGGCCCCGCCCGAGCGACGGCAAGACATCCTAACGGTTGTCGAGGCCATGCTCGGGCCGAGGACCGGCACTGACGGCTAATCGCGGTAGGCGAAAATCATCAAAGGCATTTTCGGGTCTTCTGGCCGACAGCGGATTTCAATTCTGCTGACGCCCGGCATTTCGCCTTTGATGGCATCTTCGAGATCCCTGAGCAGGGACCCTAAGTCATTGTGTTGCTTTGCTACTGAAATTTGTGGGGCAACGGCGGCTCCAACAGCCGCGAACGAAAAGAATTCACGTCTACGCAATTCAAGTTTTCTCCCAGCGCACCACCCGGCCACCAATAATGTAGGTGCTAATGCAACCTAAACAGAGATAACCCTTTCGGACTAGGAAAATTTTCGGTCTCAAATTTCTGTGAGCTGTCACAACACTGTAATACTTCACGCAACGTCCCGCGAATTTCTGTCGAACTGCGCAACCGATGGTGAACGTATTGTGAAGGGGTAGGCCAATCTACCACCATATTTTTAGGGGTTTTGTGGAAACTTGGTTCACAAGACACACGCGAAACGCCTGCATACGCCCAAATATGGCGCATTCGCGGCGCGTCCGTATTCTGATCACTTTTCGTTACAGAGGCTATCTAGTGTTACTACAGTCTTATCATTAAAGGTTCTGAACTTGAGAGAGGGAGGGAGAGAAGGCAAAGCTTCCCCCTACCCCTAGGACCAAAGCCCAAGAGGCAGGGGAAGCATTTGCCTAGCTTCTGAACCGTCGTTCGGTCGGTCGCTTATGGCAGGACGCCTTTCGGCTGATCCGTCCTCATTTTCTGGCAGCGCAGTAGGACTTTCGCTTCCCGCGCCTCGGGCCTCACCAGCTCGGGAATTGCACCCGGTCGCCCAATCATCTGCAGCGACATATACGCTCCCAATTCGCACAACGCAATTTTTTTGTTCATGTCATTCACGATTTCTCTGGACAGAGACGTGAATATGATGCACATTGTGCTCATCGAAAGCAACCACGAAGAAGCCAACGGCCGATCTGGTTGCCCACTTAAGCGGAGGAAATCATGTTGACCGTTATCTCAACTTTGGCAGCCCTCATGCTCGGGGCGATCTTCTGGATGATCCAGAGCCTTGCTGACCGCACAGCCTAACCGCAACACGAAACAGGGAATTCCCAGGTGATCAAGTTCGACATTTTCAACAGGTTCAGCGGCGCTGTGCAGCTCACGGCCGAGATCGAGTGCGATGAGAACGCAGCGACCTCCTGCAGAATTGGTTTGGCAGTGAGATGGGCGATTAAGTCCGGAGCCAACCTGTTCGGAGCCAACCTGTCCAGAGCCGACCTGTCCAGAGCCAACCTGTCCGGAGCCGACCTGTCCAGAGCCAACCTGTCCGGAGCCGACCTGTTCGGAGCCAACCTGTCCGGAGCCGACCTGTCCAGAGCCGACCTGTCCAGAGCCAACCTGCCCGGAGCCGACCTGTCCAGAGCCGACCTGTCCAGAGCCGACCTGTCCAGAGCCAACCTGTCCGGAGCCAACCTGTCCGGAGCCGACCTGTTCGGAGCCAGCCTGTTCGGAGCCAACCTGCCCGGAGCCGACCTGTTCGGAGCTAAAAACGCCGATCTAGTCATTGCGCGTACCCGTATCCTCGCCGATGGCGACCTGATCGGATGGAAGAAATGTAGAAATGGCGTGGTCGTGAAACTGCGCATTCCTGAGGCTGCCAAGCGCTCCAGCGCCTTCGGTCGCAAGTGCCGCGCTGAGTTTGCCGACGTGCTTGAAGTCATCGGCGCTGAGAGGGGCATTTCGCTTCACGACAGCAAGACCGAGTACATCGCTGGCGCCCGCGTAACGCCCGACTCATTCGATGAGAACTGGCAGGAAGAATGCTCATCCGGAATTCATTTTTATTTGACGCGGATCGAAGCGGAGAACCACATCTAATGAGCATCCGCGATGTTACCAACCAGCTCCACCAGCTCGCCGACGAGCTAGAGGCATCCGTATCCGGCCAATCGTCGGACGCAGACTGCCGCGCCGCCCTGAAGGCCTATCTGCAGCTTCACATGCACAGCATGGCGTCGTTGAGCTTCTATCTTGGCTGCGACGAGACGGTGTTTAGGAAGGAGGCTGTCCCTGCCGGCCAGCTGGCCGACTGCGCGTTCCTCTCGATGATGCGGGAGCTCGAATTCGAAGGCGGTTCCGCCGCTGGCTACTCCCAGCAGGAGCACGGCACGTACAACGCCCTCCAGCAGTTCGGCACGGTAATAGAAGGCGCTCGGCTATGAATGACATAATCGAAATAGGCGACAGGGTTTGGGCCGACGACAACGAGGTCTCGACCATCCTCAGCATGGACCGCTCCATCGGCATGTACCTCCTTGAGAATGGTCGCGTTCTGTATCGGCACCAATTCACGCCGATGAAATGGGAAGAGCCAAAGGTCTGCTCGACCGGTCTGGGCGTGTGTGCAGCAGGAGCGGCAGGACAATGACAGAGGAACAGGCAATCGAACGTCTCCGCAACGAACTTCGCATGCAGAAGGCGCGCATACGGGGCTGGATGGAAGATAACCGCTGCACCCACCTCCGCATCACCACGGACCAGCTCATGGACGCTTTAGACGAGATAGAAGCAGCGCTCGTAGAGACAGCGGGTCACGACATATTTGCACGTCGCATGCTTTGGGCGGCGGCAAGCGGTGACAGCGCAGATGCCGAGGAGTCCATCCTTTCCGCCCTGTCCCGCACTCGCAGTCTGGAGGACGCGGCATGAGCGGTCACACCCCTGGTCCCTGGACTACACGGCAGCAGTTCGCCAATCGTTGGCTGATCGAAAAGGATCAAGGAAGCAACGATGCTGGCGAGAAGCTTATCCCTCTCTGCCTAGCAGCAGTTCACACGACCATCCTCGAAGTGGGGTGCGGAGAACGAGACACAGAGGCCAACGCCCGCTTAATCGCCGCTGCTCCCGATCTTTTGCAACTGGCCTTTCAGTACCGCGACGATCTCCGCCACCCGCCATCACCTGACAGCAGGGAACGTAGGCTTGCGGCCATCGAGGCCGTCCTCTCCAAAGCGGAGGGCCGGTCATGAAGCGCCTCCTTCGCCACCCGATCACGGAGTTTGCCTGCTTCATCGCCGTTCTGATCGCCCTTCACGTAGAAGCAGCATGGATTTTGACGCCATGAGCTATCCGACACCCGAACAACTCAGAGCCCACTCAAAGCACGCCCGCCAGATGGCCGACGAATATCGATCAGAAGGCAATCACAAGATGGCCGACCGGCGTGACGAGGACGCTGATTGGTACGAAATCCTCTGCGCCCGGGAAGAGTGGCGCCTCGAATGCGAACGCGCAGAACACCACACGGAGGCAGCATAATGGCGCTCGATCCCCGAATTGAATCTGTCCGTGAGAAATACGGGCTGGCGAAAGAGGACTTCTGGCAGATCCCGCAGAACAAGCAATGGGTCTGCAAGCATGCCGCCCTTGAGGTGGTAGCTACCAAGGCAAACGTCGAATGGCAATCGCCGCAGATCATCCAGGCTGACACGAACGGCGGCATTGCCGTGCTAGTAGCTACCGGGAAGATGGGAACCCGCATCGAGTGGGCGACCGGCGAGGCAAGCCCGAAGAACAATAAAAACAGCTATCCGTGGGCGATGGCCGAGAAGCGCGCCAAGGATCGTGTCGTTCTCAAGCTCGTCGGCATTCATGGCCTCGTCTATTCCGAGGATGAAGCGGACGACTTCAAGGCCCCTCCAGAGCCCCGAGCCGAACTGCCGGCCCCCGCCAACGACAAGCCCAAGTCAAGCGCCTCTCTCAAGCGAGGCGGGACATTCGAGAGCGTTCGCGAACAGCTCGCACAGGACATGCTCGACGTTTCGACCTTCGCCCAATTCGAGGCGGTGAAGGAGCACTACCGCGCCGAGGCCAAGAAGAACGGCTGGAATAATTCGTTCCTATTCGGGCTCTCGGAGCTTTTCGGCGGTTACGAAAAAGACCTGTCCGCGAAGATCGAAGCAGAGAACACCCCATACCTTAGCACGCTGGAGGCAGGTGAATAATGGCCGGATCCGTCAACAAAGTAATCCTCATTGGCAACGTCGGCGCTGATCCAGAAATCCGCCGCACGCAGTCCGGAACGCCCATTGCGAACCTCCGCATCGCGACTTCCGAGACATGGCGCGACAAGAACAGCGGCGAACGAAAAGAAAAGACCGAGTGGCACACCGTGGTTTGCTTCAACGAAGGCCTCTGCAAAGTCGTGGAGCAATACGTCAAGAAGGGCAGCAAGGTCTATATCGAAGGCTCCCTCCAGACGCGCAAATGGCAGGACCAGAGCGGCAACGATCGGTATTCCACCGAGGTCGTCCTACAGGGCTTCGGAGCCACGCTGACGATGCTGGACGCGCCAAGCGGGGAAGGAAAGCCGCAACGTCGCGAGGCTGAGCCGCAAAGCGGGCACGACCATCAGGACGGAGCCAAGGGCGGTTCCTACATGCGCGAACTGGACGATGATATCCCGTTTAGCTGCGAGTGGCGCTGATGGCCAAGAGCACGGAAGCACCACCGATTTACCTGCAGCGCCGCGGCGAAGTGCTCGTGGGAGAGATGCAGCTTGATCGTGACGCCATCGCCGAATTCAAGCAAGGCGACCGCATAAAGGTCACCATGCACGCCGGACGCGTTCCGAAGCGGCTTCGGTGGTATTTTGCCTTTCTCGGCAAAGTGATCGACGCGACGAATTGCGCCCCTAACAAGAAGGCCCTGCATCAAGTGGTGAAGCTTAGAACGGGCTTTACCGACGACGTGATCATGGGCGGCTACGTAATCAAGGTGCCGGCCTCAGTATCATTCGAAAATATGGATGAGGCGACATTCGGCAAATTCCTTGATGCAGCCGTGGCCTTCATTGCCTCTGAATTTCACATCACTCCCGAAGATGCATTTACGGAGGCAGCAGCATGAGCTTCGACTATTTCCACTCAGGACGCGAGATGAAAGCAACGCGCAAGCCGCATGATTGCGAGCAGTGCGGGCGCAAGATCGAAACCGGCTCGCCGGCCTACTACGCCGCTGGCAAGTACGATGGTTACTTCTACACCCAGTATGAGCACATCGAATGCCATGCAGCCGGGATGGCCTACGCCGAGGAAACCGGGCTCTGGGGCGAGGAATTCACGTGGTTTCAGCACTCCGATTGCGAACGCGAGGAGTTCGGCCCGTGGCTTCTCGAACATCACCCGATAGTTGCGGAGCGCCTGGACATTGAGCGCGAGGAGGATGCGGCATGAGCGACTCCAAGAAAATCGAACTCTTCGAAGCGGCCTACAAGCGAACCCCGAATGTAAAGGTAGGCACGGTATTCCAGAGGATCCGTAAGGCAGAAAAGGCGGAAGAACTGCGCCGGCCGGTACAGAACCCGCGCGGCGTCGTGGCTATGCTGCGGAAATTGACAGGTCGTGCGTAGATGGCTCGCAAGTCCTTCTCCAGAACGGAGCGTGTGCGCCTCTTCGACCTCCACGGCGGCAAATGCCATCTGTGCGGCGAGAAGATCAAGGTCGGGGATGCGTGGGACCTGGAGCACCTAGTCCCGTGGGAACTCACCCGCGACGACTCCGACGACAACGTGAAGCCGGCGCACAAGTCCTGCCACAAGGAAAAGACGGCTGACGATGTTGCAGCCATCCGCAAAGCCGATCGGATCAGGGCCAAGCACATCGGCGCCTATCCAAAATCCAAAGCGAAGATCAAGAGCCGAGGTTTCGGCCGCACCCGAGACGCATAGCCGCCCATATGCCGGGCGCAAGGAGATAGAGATGAGCATAGAGAAGCCGTTCAGCACCTACCCAGAAGACCGGGAATTAATGATGAGCCTCGCGAGAGCTATCCAGACCTCGCATGACGTTGAAGTCGTAGATCAAGCAGCAGGCAAACTCTCTGACCTTGTTCTGGCAATCCTGTCAGATGAAGCCACGGACGATTTCGACCGAGAGCTTAATGCAGCAGAATTATTGATGATCGATGAGGCATGGGAGAAGCACAAAGCTAGCGGTCCCGTCGCGAAAGTCATCAACGACAACCAGCCGGGCAACACAGCAATCATCCAGATTTTGCGTGATCCGCCAACGCTTGATGTCGGAACGTTGCTGTTCGCATCCTCAGAGGCACTCAACGCGAGGGAACGACATGACGGATAGAAACGCTGTCGCCGACTTCCGAGGCGCCCGCGCAGCCCTCAAAGGAGAGGCCTGATGTCAGGTCGGCTTGTCATAGAACTTGGGCGGCCGTCTCTGCGGCTTCTCCTTCGGTCCCGGCGTAATCTCTGCCAGCACGTCCGGATGCACCGTAATCGGGTAATCCAGGCTACGCAGCCAAATGCTCACGCGACCATCGGGCCAGACCTTCGAGACTTGGCCCTCGATCTTGATGCGGTCGCCTTCGGAGACTTTTCGAACCATCAACATAATCTGGCGCTCGGAGGCGCGGCGACAAGATGACACCGAGACCGAAGTACCCGAGCGACAAACAAGATCAGTTCATGATGCGCCTTCCCAAGGGGATGCGCGACAGGATCAAGGCTGAAGCGGAAAAGAACAATCGCTCTATGAACTCCGAGATTGTCTCACGCCTCGAACGATCATGCGGTCATGAACGCGGCAGACATTCGGAAACCAAACACAAGGAGACTGGTATGAGTGAAGCAGAAAACTTCGACAACGCCATGAGACTAGCAGCGAACTTTTGGACCGAAAGCCCTTACGCGAAGAAGGCCGCAGAACGCCGGAGCGAGATGATCGAAAAGTGTAAATCCGCGAAACTCGTTCGGAAGAGCACCGGTACTGGTGCCGCGCTCATTATTGATGACTGCATCGTCGAGATTAACGGCGGGGGCGACAACTGGGTCGATATTATCCACGCGGCTCTTACCGGAGGGTCAGAATGAGAGCGAGAAAGCCTAAGTGGAAAAGCGTTCCAGGTATTAGGGCATTACTAAAAATAGGAGAGGAACTCGGCGGAGTAGTCTTATCGTTGGAATACGAGGTACACGACCGCGTTCCTTTCCTCTGCGTCAGAACCACCGAAGGCACCTTCATGTATGACGTGAGAGACGAGCGCTGGGAAAAATACGATCCAGAGTTAGACGCCTTCAAACCCTTGGAATCCCAAGCAGGAGAAAAGCAATGAGCAACGTTGTAGAATTCCCGCAATACGATCTCGACGCCAAGATGGCTCAGAAAATCTACTCATCCCTTTTCGCGGCCTCTACTCCTGATGACGTGCTTGGTTTGGCCGAAGGGGCCTACGGGATGGCAGTCCACCTACAAAAAGAGGGCGGGGGAAACCCCGTCGAGGCAATCGCCAAGGCAATCATGACAGAACGCGCCAGGTGCGCCCTTCTGCTCCATGAGCGCTACACGAGCGGAGAAGACGATGAGCCTCTTGATCCAGCCGTATTCGAAATAATCGAAGCGATGCTGTCTGGTGAGGAGGAGTGAAATGACCTCCAGAGTGTTTACGCCATCGAAACTTGCGGAGCGCTGGGAGTGCTCAGAGCGCCACGTGCGCAATCTGATATCATCAGGCGAATTGCCTTCCTTCAGACTTGGGGGGAAGCTTCTTAGAATCCGAATTGAAGACGTGGAGAGATTTGAATGCCAGAGTGGCGCATCACCCGACTACGCGGAGAATTCTGCATCACTTGGGACGACAGCAACGGAGTCCGCAGGCGTTATCGCCTTGGAACGACCGATGCTCAAGAGGCGGCCCGCCGCGCCCCGGCTCGATACGCGGAACTCACTCGACCGGTAGGAACGAACGTCAAGTCCCTATGGGATAGCTACGTGCTCGACAAGGACGGCCTCGCCGTCCTTTCAACTATGAAGCACACGTGGAAGGCCTTGGCGCCGCGCTTCGCCAACCTGGAAGGTTCTGCCGTTTCCGTCGCCGACTGCAGGGCTCATACCGAGGAGCGCAGAAAGGCCGGGATCAAGGACGGAACGATCCACACCGAGCTAGGTCATTTGCGCATGGTGCTGAAGTGGGCTGAGAACAACAGCCTGATCAACAAGGCGCCGCACATCGAGAGGCCGGCAAAGCCAGACCCGAAAGAATACCACATCACGCGCATCGAGGCGGCGCGGCTACGTGAGAGCGCGAACTCTCCGCATATCGCCCTTGCAATACGGCTGCTGATAGCGACGGGCGCACGAAGCACGGCGGCAATGGAACTGACGTGGGATCGCGTTGATTTCGAAAGGGGGATTATCAATCTTCGGAACCCGTTCGACCGCACGCGAAGGAAGGGGAGAGCGGCAGTCCCGATGAACGATCAGCTTCGCGCCGATCTGCTGGACGCCAAGAAGGGCGCCATGTCTCCATTCGTAATAGAATGGGCCGGGAACAGGGTGAAGTCGATTAAGAAGGGGTTGAAGGCCGCAGGGAAAGCGGCGGGGCTGCCGGAAGTTTCACCGCACGTCTTGCGCCATTCTGCTGCCGTATGGATGGCAGAGGACGGGCACAGCATGTCAGAGATTGCCCAATTCCTGGGACACAGCAATACGAAAGTGACTGAGAAGGTGTATGCTAGATTCAGCCCGAATTATCTGCGTAATCTAGCCTCGTCCCTGACCTTCTAA